GGCCGGCCACTACGTCTACGTCCGGTTCGACGGGAAAAAGCACGCGGACCCGTGCCACCCGACCGCGCTGGACTACAGCCCGCAGGAGGCGGCCGATGCGTGAACGCCCGATCCTGTTCAGCGCGGCGATGGTCCGCGCGATCCTGGCCGGGCGGAAGACGCAGACCCGGCGGATCGTGAAGGGTGTCGACGGCGCCTATTCGCCGATCCCTGCCGGCCATCGGCTGCTCAACTATGCCGGGGAGGAGGAGATCGCGCGTTGCCCGTATGGGAAGCCGGGCGACCGGCTGTGGTGCAAAGAGACGTGGCACTACGTCAATCACCAGCACGGGCCGCGCGGTCTGGAAGTCTGCATCGGCTATCCGGCTGACGGCGATGACCTGCCGAACCGGCCGTCGATCCCGGTTGGCGAGGAATGGGCGGACAGGGCGGATGCGTGGCCCTACCGGCCCCGGCGCCATCCGTCCATTCACATGCCCCGCTGGGCCTCCAGGATCACGCTAGAGATCACCGGCGTGCGGGTGGAGCGGCTGCAGGCGATCAGCGAGGCGGACGCCAAGGCCGAAGGCGTCGAGCCGCCGGAGGCAGAGCGCGAAGATCACGACTGGTCGATCTGCCCGACGTGCGGGGGAACCGGCCTGCACGGAAGCCTTGGGGATAACCTCGGCTATCGCGAGGTCGACTGCACCGACTGCGACACCCACGCCAAGCGCTATCGCCACCTCTGGAACGCCATCAACGGCCCCGGCTCCTGGGACGCGAACCCGTGGGTGTGGGTGGTCGAGTTCCGCCGCCTGTCCGAGGAGAAAGCCGTTGCCTGACATCCTGTTCCGCGTCGTCGACCTCGAGACGGTCGGCGTCGACCCCACCCCCGAGCCCTGCGACGGCATCGTCGAACTCGGCTGGACCGACGTGTGGTTCGACAGCGACACGCGCACCGCCTCGGTGGGCGAGTCCTACGACTACATCCTGTTCAACCCGCCGGGCGGCATCCCGCCGGAGGCCAGCGCGGTTCACCACGTCACCGGCCGCATGGTCAACGGTCTGGCCCCGTGCACGGCGGAGGTGGTGCGCCTGCTGACCGCCGACATGCCCTACCAGCGCACGCCGTTCGCGCTGGTGGCGCACAACGCCAAGTTCGAGCGCAGCTGGCTGGACGCCGCGCTGGGCGAGACGCGCTGGCTGTGCACCTACAAGGTGGCCAAGCGGGTGTGGCCGGAGTGGCCGGCGCACAACAACCACGCCTGCCGCTATTTGCTGGGCCTCGACCTCGACCCACGGAAGGCCGAGCCGCCGCACCGGGCCGGGCCGGACGCCTACGTCACCGCCCATGTGCTGGCCGCCATGCTCAGGTTCGGCGTCGCCTCGGTGAACGACATGCTCGTCTGGACCCGCGAGCCGGTGTTCATGCCGGTCTGCCCGATCGGCGAGGACTGGCGCGGCAAGCCGTGGAGCGAGGTCGACCACGGCTTCCTGTCGTGGGTGCTGCGCAAGGACGGCATGGACGCCGACGTTCAACACTGGGCCCGCGTCGAACTCGACCGGCGCCGTCAACTCGCAACGCAGGGGGCGTAAACCGTGAACCCGTGGACCATAATCGGCTGGACGCTGATCGCGCTGGCGGCCCTGTTCCTCCTCTACCGGCTCGGGCGCGGCGCGCTTCTGCTGCTGGGCATGTACCTGATGCGCCGGCGGGCGTTGCAGACCCCGCCGCGCGCGGGCCAGACCTGGATCCAGAACGGCACGCTGCTGACCATCGAACAGGCCGACGCCGCCATCGTGCGGGTCGCGCTTCCCAACGGCGGCTGGACCGAGTCCCGTTCGTCCTGGGACCAGCGCGTCGTCGCCCGCGGCCTGATGTTGCTGGAGGACGCCGATGGCTGAAACGAAGGAATTTCCCACCGCGGACGTGCTGTCGGTGATCACCGGCGTGCTGGTGTCCGAGCGCGGGGCGGACGTGTTCTACGAGGTGTCCAGCTGGATGGCCGACGGCCCGGTCTGGACGCACCAACTGCCGCGCGTAGGCCGCGAGGCGCGGGCGGCGGTCCTGAAGCTTCGCCCGGACCTGGCGGACGCCGTCGCCGAGGCGGACGCCCTCACCGAGGTGGAAACCGCCACCCCGGACGACTGGCGAGCCTATGCGGCCCGCTGGATCGAGCGGTGCGGCCCGACCATCGCCGTGCCGCGCATGACCGACGGCGAGCACGAGCGCATCGACCCGCTGTCAGAACTGGCCGAGAAGGTCCACCCGGACCGCATCGTCGTCGCGAAGGCGGAGGGCGACCATGGCTGAGCTCCACGTCGACCGCATCCTCACGCTGGCGCAGATCAAGCGCGACCTCGAGATGCACGGCCCCCGGGGGCGCATCTGGGTCAGCCAGCGGACCTGCTGGTGGACCCACCACGCCTCCCACATCTCGGTGTGTCCGGCGCGCCCGCTGATCGAGTCCGACCCGTGGGCCTTCCTGCGCCGGGTCGAGGCCAACCCGGGTCACTACGGCCGTCACGGCCTCGACGCCCTGGTCGCCGCCCATCACTCCAACTGCCGCGACGCCCTGACCGGCGCGCCGTACGCCTCGGCGCGCTGGGACGACTACAACGCCGCGCTGGACGCGCTGCTCGAACAGGAAGGCGCGCTCAAGAGAGGGAAGTCCTGAGATGGCCTACGCCGCGACGATCGAGGCTGACGAAGACTGGGGCCCCCGCGACATGGACGAACTGGTGCGCGCCTTCCGCAACCTGGTGGCCATCTGCACCGACGCCGCCCGGAGGCTCGACGATCCGGACATGCAGATGATCGGATCGCTGAACGGCCGCATCGACGTGCGGCCGCTCGACTGGTGCCGGGCCGTGATCGTCGACCTGGACAACGGCCGCGCCGTGCAGATCGACCTGATGATGATGGTCCTATCGTCGCCGGACATGATCAAGCCGACCGCCGTGATCCTGCGCGATCTCGGCCGGGCGTGGGGGTTCTGATGGCCCGCCTGCGCACCTACAACCGCCGCCGGAAACGGATCGAGGACCGCAAGCGTCGCATCCGCATCCACAGGCTGCTGCCGCGCCGGTCGTCGAAGCGCATCCGCCGCGTGCCGTTCACGCTGCCGCAGGACTGGATGCTGAACCCGCCGAAAGCTGGTTGGGGTATAATCGGTCCCGTGCTGGATCACGGCGAGATCCGGGTCGGCGGCAAGGTGGTCGGGATCGTTCAGGTGGTCGAGTTCCGCATCGACGCCCCGGTCGCCCCCCAACTGCGCGTCGTCGACGCCGGACCGAACCTCTACGGCGGCTTCAGCGTCGGCGCCGTCCTCACGCCGAAAGCGCCGCGACCCTGCTCCTGCAGCACCCACCCACGGCCGCCCTGCGGGGAGTGCGACAACGGCCTGTGGTGGTGCGGCGTCTGCGCCGAGTGGGTCGAGCCGCGCGCCGTCACCAGCGACGAGCGCCACGACCCGCGCGCGGGCGGCTGCGGAGGGTCGGTGTCGTGAAGGGCCGCCTGCGCACCTACAACCGCCGCCGCCTGCTCCGCCTCGAGCACAGGGGAAACGCCGCCGCTGGCCGTCGCCGCTACTCGTACAAGTTCGGGCGCTGGCGGGTGATCTACATCGACGGCGTCCGCTACGAGGCCTCGGCCGTCCAGCTGCGCGTCGTCGACGCCGGCCCGAACGCCTACGGCGGCTTCAGCGTCGGAGCCGTCGTTGAGCCGACGTTCGATCCGGCCCGCTGCCGCTGCGCCGTGTTGCCGCCGCCGTGCAGCTATTGCGAAGGGTGCGAGGAATGAGGCGGCCCCGCAAGAACCGCGACCGCACCCTGCCCGCGCACGCCGACCTGGCGCTGTTCACCGACGCCTCCTACTGCCAGCACACCGGCGTCGCCGGCTGGGCGGTGTGGATGAAGAACGCCGAGATGGAGGCGGGCGTCACCCACTCGGCGGCGATCCGTGAGACCACCCGCGGCGCAGGCGAGGCCGAACTGATCGCCGTCGCCAACGGCCTTTATCTCGCCGTGCGCCACGGCCGGCTGAAGCCGGGCGGCTCGGTGCTGATCCAGTCCGACCGGCTCGATGCGCTGGCGATCATCCGCAAGGCGACCCGGGCGCAGGACCGGCGCATCGTCGGCGGCGAGCCGGTCCCCGTCGCCAAGCGTCCGGCCGCCTACCTGCGGGACCACGCGGCCCTGAAGCTGATCGTGGAACTCGAGCGCGAACACACCCTGACCCTGTTCGTCCGGCATGTGCGCGCCCACCAGGAGGGCGCCGGACGGACGTGGGTGAACAACCGCGTCGACGAACTGGCCAAGGCCGCCATGCGCCGCCGCCGCGCCGAACTGGAGACCCGCCATGCCCCTCAGTGACGCCCGCCCGGCCTGCGCCGAGGACATGAGCCCGGAGGACCGCGCCCATCTGGCCAGGCTGGTCGGCGACGCCGTGCGCGGCGTGCTGGTCAAGCACAGCGAGAGCTTCGCCGCCACGTTCGGCTTCATGCCCGCCGAGTGCTTCGTCGGCGGCGCGATCGCCGGGGCGGCCTCGTTCGCCTGGGCGGTGAAGGGCGAGATGCCGAGCGCCGAAATGCTCGACGTCGTGCTCGACGGCGCCAGGTCCGCCTTCGCCATGATGGACGCCGCCGCTCAGATGCCGCCCGCCGAAGGAAACGCCTGAATGAACGCCCCGGTGAAGAAACGCGCCTATTCCGTCGCGATCGCCGCGACCAAGGGGAACCAGATCCGCGCCGTCACCGCGGTCGCGATCGCCGCCTATCCCGAGGACGCCGTGACGGAGGCGGTCGAGAAGTTGAAGAAGTCACACCCGGACTGGTTCGTTCAGGCCGCCGTTGCCGAGCGCATCCGGCCCTACCTCATCGAGTCCGCCGCCAAGGAAACGGCTGAATGACCCTGTTCACCCTGCCCGAGATGCGCCGCCTGCGCGAGATGCGCGACGACAGCGCCCACGTCGCCGAGATCATGCGCGCCTTCCCCGGCCGCAGCCGCGACGAGCTGATCCGCGCCTGGCACGCCCTGACCCTGAACTCGCTGGAGCAGGCGCTGGCCATCACCAACCAGTGGATCTGCCGCGAGGCGGGCAAGGAAGGCCCGCCGGTCACCGCCACCGGCAAGCCGCGCTATTTCGAGGCGGCGCGATGATCAGTCGAGACGAGATCGACGCCGGCCTGGCCTTCCTCGATGGGCTCGACGCCACCGAGCGCGGGGCCTTCCTCGGGTTGTTCGCCGGCGCGAAAGAGCGCTGGATCGTCTGGAAGGGCGGCGGGCTCACCACCGGAAAGGCCGAGTGTGAGTGGGTCGAAGACTGGCGCGACTTCTACGGCCGCAAGCTGGCCGACGCGGGGCTGGTCACGTTTCGCGAGGAGGGCGGTTCCGCCTACTGTTCGCCGACCGATCTCGGGCGCGCCGTGCGCGAGGCGTGGTGGGCCAAGCGGGCGCGGAAGACCGCCGACCTGGAGCGCATGATGAAGGCGCTGGCCGACGAAATGCGGCGTCAGAACACGCTCGGCGCCGCCGGTTGCTCCGCTTCGGTGGACGACGAAAACTTCGGAGCCGACGTCGACGGCTTCGTCGACATTGAGGCGCTGGCGCGCGTGGCGCTGGCCGCCGCGGAGAAGGGCGCATGACCCTGCGCCTGACCTGCGAAGTGCTCGGCTGTCGGCGCACCCGCGGCCAAAGGAAGGGCGAGCCGCCGATCGCCGGCGACGAACAGTGGGTCTGCGGGGTCCACTGGCCCGCCGTCCCCCTGAAATTCAGGCGGCACCTCGCCGCCTGCCGTCGGGCGATGAAGCGCGCCCCGACGCGGAAGAACATCGGCCGGGCGTGGTTCGCCTGGCAGCGGTGTCGACGCGCGGCCATCGAGGCCGCCGTCGGTTTGTAACCCCACACAGGAAAGAGTTCGCCAATGTTCGACGACGTACCCGCCGCCACCATTCAGGCAGATCTGGACCGGATCGACCGCGAGGTCGGCGCCAGGATCCGCACCTACCGCAAGGCCGCAGGCCTGAGCCAGGCCGAGCTCGGCGCCGCGGTAGGCGTCACCTTCCAGCAGACGCAGAAGTACGAACGCGGAACCAACCGGGTCTCGAGCTCGAGCCTCGTCCTGTTCGCCCGCAAGCTCGGCGTCACTCCGCTCGACCTGCTCGGCGCCGACGGGGGCAGGCCCATGCCGTCGGCGAGCCTGCAGTTCATCGAGAGCGGCGAGGGCGTCCGGCTCGCCGAGATCATGGCCGGTCTTCCGGCGAAGCTGCGCGCCCAGGTGCTGAAGATCGCCGCCGTGCTGGCCGGCGATGAGCGAGCCGGGCTCTAGGCGAGGTTGCTAGGCGGCCGCCAGCGGCTCCGCTATGACGGCCGCCCAACCCCGCACAGGACCCCCGCCATGCGCGCCAAAGATCTCGCCGACCGCCTGTCCGCCGACCCCGACTCCGAGGTGTTCCTCGCCGTGCCCGGCGTCGGCCTGATGAAGGTGGTCGGCGTCCGGCCCCGCACCGTCGAGAAGGTCGCCGACTTCGTGCTCGACCTGTGTCCGGCCGATCATCCCTTCGCCGCCCCGGCGCATCTGCTCGAGACGCCCTGAAACGAAACGGCCCCGGTGGTCGCACACCGGGGCCGCACAGCTCGAACCGGGGCGGGAGGAGGTCCCGCTGTCCGACGCATCCGCGCCGACAGGGAACGCCGTTCCGCCGATTCGGTCAAATCAGCGCGCCGACCGCCAGTCCGGCGCAGAACGCCATGACCGCGCTCAGCTTCGGGTGCGAGACGATGAACCGCGACGCCGCGCCGTAGAACTCCTTGGCCTCGCCCTCGGCCGTGTGCACCAGGGCGTACAGTCTCGCCTTGTCCATGATGTCCTCCTGTGACGCCGGGAGGATGCGCCGAGTCGCGCCTTACGGCTTCTCGGACAGGGCGGCGATGGTCGCGTCCTTGGCCGCGCTCTGCTTGCTGGTTCCGTAGTAATACCCGACCACGGCGCCGACGAAGGTCAGGATCGCCCCCAGCAGCATGGTGAAGGCGTCCTTGTTGCCCAGCGGGATCTCGTGGAACGAGACCACCAGCAACACCACCAGCAACATCGTGAACAGCAGGATGGCCAGCGCCAGGTGGATGTCGAGCTTGTCTTTCATGGCCGCCCCCGCGACTCGTGGAAACGGCCCGAGGGTGTCCCCCGGGCCGCTCCCCGTCAAATCAGGCGCAGCAGCGCCACCCAGAGCGCCGCGCCGACCAGCAGCACGGCGCCCCAGCCGATCGCCCTACGCATCACCCTCGGCCACGACGAACGCCGCCAGCGCCGCCGCTTCGGCTTCCGGCGTATCGAAACGCAGGGCGACGGTGTAGGCGGGGGCGTCCTCGTCATCGCCCTGCCACGTCCGTTCGTACACAGCGGGATGAACGACGAACGGCTGCAGCTCCGGGTGTTCGGCCAGGAACGTCGGGTTGGTGTTCCAACGCGGCCGGCCGAGCGGGTCCGGGTCGAGACGGTCGAGGTTCGAGTTTTTGATCATCGCGCCCTCCTTCAAGCCGCCGCCCAGAGGAGCGGGGCGGCGTGGTTGTCGTTGGCGGCGATGGGGCCGCTTCCCGACGTGATCGCGATGCGCTCGGCGGCGGAGAGAGCGCGCGGGTAGACCACGACCGACCGAATGGGATCGTTCCAAGGGCCGCTGGACTGTTCAGACCAGTCGCCCAGAGACAGGCGATTGAGCGCTGGCAAGGATACCGCCGCAGGTCCGCTATCGACGCCGTTGGCGGTAAGCCAGAGCGCCGACCCGTCCCAGGTCAACGCCGCCTTGACCCGCTTCGCACCCGAGAAGCCGGGCACGACTGCCGAGAACGTATCGACGCCGGAGATCCTCCACGCAATCTGAAGTCCGTTGGTGGCGTTCCGGTACACCTGTGCCCGGTTGTTGGTGGTGCCGTCGCCGAGCACGAACAGCTTGCGCGAGAGGCCGTCGATGGCGCGCATGTCAGCATCGACGAACACGGTGAACGGCGCAGAGAATACGAAGCCGAGCCCGGAGACATACGCCGTATCCGCCGCCCGCGTCGCGCTCGCCCCCGTGGTGACGATCGGCGAGGTCGGGAAAGCTCCCTGTTCGAGCTGGAAGTGAACGAACTCGACGGTTTCGCCGACGATGGCGCTGTCGGGGCCTACGCCCGATCCAGCACCGATGTTGCCGGTCGCGTTCGGCACCCATGTTCCCGACCACGCATAGAGCCCGCTGGGAAGCTGCGTCACGCCCGTTGTGGTGATGGTTCCATAGGCCGAGCTTTCAACTGTGGTCGGGTTAGCCACAGGCCCCCGGAGCGCGGAACCAGCCGTGCCGGCCGTGTTTCGAAATTCGAGCCGGATCCTCCCGCTAGTACCGGGCTTGAACAGAACGAGAAAGCTGTACGTCGTGCCGCTGGTGACACTCGCGAGCGACCCAGCACCGGTCACCCCTCGGCGGTGCCACGTGGCACCTTGGCCCGTAACAATCCGGCCAGTAAACGGTCCGTAGCTGCCGCCGGGTGCCGACGTCGCCGACGTGTCGGAATAGCCGGTCGCATTGTTCGGGTCGCTGTACGGCAGAAGGTTCGTCCGCTGCTCCTCGACCAGCAAGCCCCGGTCCGTGATCCGGGGGGCGCCAGTGGCGAAGGTGGCGTAGGTTCCGGCGGTGCTGTCGGCGAGGCCGGAGCCGGTGCGGCTGAAGCTCCAACCGTAGAGGCCGCCGAGGTCGGCGGCTGAGCCGTTCATGCCGGCGACGACGTTCTCGGTGACGGAGCCGACGACGAACGGTGACGGGGCGGGGGCGGCCTCAAATTGAGGGGCGGCAATCCGAATGGTGAAGTCGACAACCGCGCCGCTGTTATAGGTGAATTGGAAATACGGGACGACGTTCACGACGGCCGCGTTGCTTGCGGTGCCCGTGTATGTGTACCGGGTCAGCGTCGAGGAAGCGCCGAGGATCGAAACGACCGAACCCGCACTTTCCTGAAGGTACGTCGATCCCGCCCCGTATTGTGCGATCCGCAGCGTCAGGCCGGTCAGCGTTGACGTACTGCCCCCGACGATCGCCACGTCGGCCCCGAGGGTCCACACGGACCCCGTCGCCGCCGCGATGGCGTTCGTTGGTTCGAACAAAGGGCTCGTCACGCCCGTAGCCGACGCCGTCCCGAACCAACGAACGTCAATGTAGGCTCGGCCGTCGGCGGTCGTACCCGTACCGACGATTTGCCTCGAAAGGCCGTTGGCCGAGCTTTGCAGCGTCCACCGGGTCGGAGACGTGCCGGGCGTGCCCGCGACCGCGCCCGACGCCGTCGGGTTCTGAATAAGGTTCGTCCGCGTGCGGACCTGGCGGAACTTGCCGCGCGTGAAGTCGATCGCCAGCGCCGCCGTCGGCGCGAACGGGGCGGGCGGGCTCAGCACCGCGACGTGCACGGGCGAGCCGGGCACGACCTGGGCGACGGCCGGGGCGGCGAACAGCCCGCTCCAGACCGCCAGGACCGCCAGCAGGCGGGCGAGGATCTTCATGGCTCAGTTCCGCAGGATACGGACCGCGACGGTCACGTCGGAGGTCGACGAGAAGGTCGGCGTGCCCCGGGTGACGGCGCAGGCGTAGATCGTGGAGCCCGAGGCCAGGGCGAACGGGACGGCGAGGTTCTGGGCCTGGCCGACCGAGGGCGTGCCGAGGCTGGTCCAGTCGGTGACGTGGGCGACGCCGATCACCTTGTCGAAGTCGGCCGCCGCCACGCTGAACGCGACCTTGTCGGTGCAGGTCGAGGCCGACGGGTTGGCGCTGAACAGCACCACGTCGGTCGAGGTGGTCTGCGCCGACTTGGTGTCGACCAGCACCGACTGGATCAGGCCCGAGCCGTTGGTCACCCGCGCGGCGTTCGACAGCGTGATCAGGCCGCCGATCGCCTGCCCCGACGTGTAGGCCGAGGACGCGGTGACGGTCTGCGCCGCCGTGAGGGTGATCGCGTTGCCGCCGACCTCGCCGATGTGCAGCTCGCCCGCCGGGGTCGGAGCGATGAAGTCGGCGTGCAGCTGGTCGAGCTTGGTGTTCGCCGAGGTCTGGTTGGCGGCGGTGGCGGCGCCGGCGGGCAGGGCCGCGCTCGACGGCGCGTCCGCGGCCTCGATCGCCGACACCTTCCACCCGGGGCGCACCGCGATCAGCTTCTCCTGCCCGGCCTCGAGCCGGACGCCGGTGGTCTCGGTCGCGATCGGGGTCTCGCCGGCCAGCACCACTGCGGCGCCGGACAGCACGGTCACCCGGGCGAAGCCGCCGGAGGTCGGCGACCCGAACGACGGCGCGGCGGCGGTCGACTGCGCCGTGGTGACGGTCAGCGTCTCGCCGCCGTACACCGACGCCGGCTGGTTGGGCGCGACCTGGGCGACGGACTGCACCCATTCGACGCGCACCTTGGCGGCGGCTTCGGCCAGGGTCGGCGCGGCGAGCGCCAGGGCCGCGACGGCCAGGGCCGTCAGACGATTGAGGAATTTCATGGGTACGCCCCTGTTGTTGGTGCGGCGACCGTAAGGCCGAATCGGGCGGCGGCGGAGAACGGCGGCGCGGGCAAGAAAAAAGGCCCCCCGGCTGGAGGGCCCGCAAGTCAAAGGAGGAAACGCCCCGGAGGGGTCCGGAACCCGCTTCGGATACCGCGAGTCGCCGACTACTTCACCGCCCGCTGTTCTTCGACCCATCCCTGGAGGTCGGCGAGCTGCTGCTGGTCGGCCTGGCAAGAGCCGAGGTTTGAGAGCTCGACCCCGAGGGCTGCAGAGGGAGCAACGTCCGAGGGGGCGTCATCAGGTTGGCCGGGGGCGATGGAAAGCGGGTCGGCGCCGGACAGCTGGGCGTTGTACAGGCGCACAAAGCCCCAAGGCAGATTGCCGAAATGAGCGTCAGTCGCAGGCGTGACATAGGTGGGGACCTCCCGGATCAGGGTGCGGGTGCGGTACTCGATCTTGACCTGGGCGGCGGCCGACTTCGCGCCGATCCGGTCGGTGATGTCGGCGCGCGCGTGCTCCACGCCGCGGGCCGCCTCCGAAGCCTTCATCCCGGCCCGTGCGATCTTCAGGTCGAGGTCGTCGGCGCGGATTTTCTCCCAGCCCGCGGCCAGCGCCAGGACGGCGCAGCCGGCCATCAGGACGTAGCTGGCGGGCTTGCTGAACAGGAACCCGAGCATCAGGCGGCGAGCCTCCGGTCTGCAGCCGCCTTCAGGCGCTGGTCGTAATGGTTCCTGGCGTAGTCCTTGCCGTTGAACAGGCGGGCGGCGTCGGCCCAGCGTCCGCTCCGGACGGCGGCGTGCAGGTCCGGGTTGGCGATGACGTGCCGGGTGAAGATCGTCAGGTGCTCGCCTTCGCCCCGGGCCATGGCCAGGGCGAACGCCCACGGGCAGTCGAAGTCGAGTTCGGCGTACTGGAACCCCATGACCTGGAACAGGCCCCAGCTGGCGCTCTGCAGGGCGGCGTCGACGTCCAGCGCCACGGCGGCGAGCAGCTGGTCCCAGCGCGCGGCCTGGCTGTTCGGGTAGGGCCGCTGCCCCGGGCGCCGGTAGGACAGATCGGGGTGATCGTCGCCGTAGCGGCCGTCGGTCATCCGGTGGAAGACGTGCGGCTCGTACAGGATGATCGGCAGATGGCTGACCGGATGGAAGCCGCGGCCGGCGCTCTCCACGTCGCAGAACGCCCAGACGTTTTCCCTCGGCGCGTCGAGGATGTGGGCCGCGCGGGCGACGTCGATCTCGGTCAGCGGGCGCGGATCCGGGCAGGCCAGCGCCTTCAGGATCGAAGCCTTGGTGCGCGGTCCGATCGCGCCGTCGACGGTCACGCCGAGCTCGCGCTGCAGGTCTTGCGGGGTCATGGGGCCTTCCGGAGCGAATCGCCTCCGGAAGGGTCGGTCAGGCGGCGCCGTTAGGCAAATCAGCGGCGCGGTTCGTCCATGCGGCGCTCGATGCGCCCGAGCGCGTCGTTGGAGGCGTCCTGCTTGGCCTCCATCCGGGTGAGCCGGCGGTCGAGTTCGGGAAAGCTGCGCTCGAGCTCGGACAGGCGCTTGCTCTCGGCGGCGAGGTCGCGGGCGTTGGTGTCGATGCGGGCGCTGGCGTCGGCGGCGAGGCTGGCCAGGGTGTAGAGCCCCAGGGAGGCGGCGGCGATCACATGCCACCATTCCCGGACGGCGGTCCGGAACTGCGCCCACGAGTCCGGTTTCGCCCGCGCCGTCATCTACCCGTCCCCGACTCACTGTCGCTCCTGGGGGGAACTTTTTCCGAGTTCCGGCGTTGGCGCCACCACTTTTGGGGGTCTCGGGCGCCGCCGGACACTACGGGTTGGGCGCGTCGAACTCGCCGGCCCACGCCCGACAGGCCTGCATGATCTGCAGCGCCGTCGCGCCCTTGCCGTGGAAGTCGTTCTCGGCGACGCAGGCGGCCAACTGGTACAGCAGGTGCGGCGCCAGTCCGATCCCAGCGTCCGCCATGATTTCCATCGCGGTGACGATCTGCACCACCGGCGACGTCTGCATCACCGCCTCGGCCAGTTGCTCCCGGTGGTGCGCCTCGAAATGGGCGAACTGGCCGTAGGTGGCGGCCGCGATCAGCGCGGCGCGGGTCGGGTGGATGCCGTTCAGCGAGACGAGCATGGGGTCAGTCCTTCGGGTGGTCGGTCTTCAGCTCGGCGATGCGGCGCTCGAGCGCTTCGAACTCGGCGCGATCCTCCGGGCTCGGGGGCCGGCCGTCCAGTCCGGCGCGGGCCAGCTTCATCAGCACGCCCAGCTGGTCGCCGATCAGTTCGCTGTAGCCGGTCCGGCGCATGAACCGCCAGTCGTGAGGGTCCGGCGTCTCGGCCGGATCGACCCATTCGCGCCGATCCCAGTCCCAGCGATGGGTCCGGTACGGCGCGTCGGCGTCGAATTCCAGCAGGGCCTCGCCCGCGCCGAGGTTCAGCACGGCGTCGCGGGCGTCCATTCGCTCGATCGACCGGACCCGACCGTCAGCGCTCAGGCGGAACCAGATCATGCGGCCTTCTTGTCCTCGGTGACGCTGAAGTAAGTGTCCTGCGCCTTGTTGGTGTGCGAGCCGGAGCCGATCGAGTTGCACCACACCTCGAGCGTGTTGGTCCCCGCCGGCAGGCCGGTGAAGGTCAGGTGGGCGGTGGCCAGACCGATCATCCCGGCCTGGATGAAGTGATCGTCGGCGTTGGTCATCACGTCGTTGCCGCTGGTCGACCAGACCGGCGCCGTCTGGCCGATCTTCAGGTAGAAGTGGCTCTCGTTGGCGTTGCTGGACCAGTAGTAGAACGACACGACCACGGTGATCTTCGACGACGGGTCGTCGACGGTGAAGTTCATCGACTTCAACAGCGCGTGGCCGGTAGCCGACGGAATGGTCACGCTCGACGAGAGATCCTGGCTGGCGGTGATGCGCACCGCCGCGCCGGTGTTGATGTGCACCGTGCTGATCGCGTTCAGGTCGGCCAGCACCCCGACGTTCAGCGAGGCCTGCGGATCCCAGATCGTGCCGTTCCAGCGCTTCAGCTTGAACGGCGTGGTCGAGGTGTCGATCCACAGGTCGCCGACGGCGGGGCTCGGCGGCGCCGTGGCCGAGACGGTCCAGTTGTTGGTCGCCATCGTGCCCTGGCCGACGATGCCGTCGGCGGTGCCGGAGGTGTTCGACTTCTGGACGGTCAGGGTGGTGACCTGCACCACCGGGGCTTTCCACGGCCCGACCACGCCGTCGCCGACGGCGCGCCACGACACGTCGTACTGGGTGGTGACCAGCAGCGAGGTCAGCACGGCGCCGAGGTCGCCCTTCGGGACTTTCAGGGTCCGGTAGGTCGAGCCGCCGGTCTTCACCCAGCGCAACTCGACGTGGGTGACGTAGGGGTTGGCGATCGCCGACCAGGTCGCGTTGATCACCGGGTCGGACTGGCCGCCGGAGGTGGCGGTGGCGGCCGTCAGCGTCACCGCCGGGGCGACCATGGTGGCGTCGACGGTCTCGAACGTCGCCGGGATGCAGTCGGCGTTGGCCATCTACTTCCGGTGCTCCCTGAATTCGAAGGCGAAACGGTCGTGCCTGTAGGCGGCGCCGGTCAGGGCGGCGACCCGGTCGTTGCGCACCAGCACGCAACAGCGCGCCCAGCGCGCCGCGGCGTAGACGTCGTCGACGAACACGAACGGCCGGTCGAGGTCGGCGCCCCGCTGGAAGTCCAGCGCGGTGGTCGCCGCCGTTCCGAGGTTCAGGTACGGGATCTCGCCGGACAGGACGCGCGGGGCCCAGCCGTCGCTCGGGGCGGCGCCGCCGCCCAGCAACGCCTTCGTCTGCCCCGAAGGGTCGACCCCGGTGGTGAAGCCGTAGCCGATCCCGGGCCATTCCCACCAGGACGCGATCTCGAACCCCTCGAGCTCCGGGGCGACGTCCACCGCCGCGATCGCGACGTAGAACGACCGGGCGGTGACCGGCGCCGTCAGCAGCACCGGGCGCACCGAGCGATACCCGGACACCGGCGCCGACCCGGCCGGCCAGAACAGCTGGGCGCCGGTGTCGGCCACGATGGCGGCGGTGTTGCCCGCCGGATCCGGGTTGGCGTCGGAAAAGGCGATGATCCGGAACGCCGCCGCCGGGTTGGTGACGTTGTGGCCGACCAGCGCGAAGAACTGCACCGGGCGGCCCTGCGGCAGCACGCTGCTGAATTCCTTCTGCGCCGGGCTGGAGGCCCGCGCCACCTTCGACGTCGCCACCAGGTCCGACAGGTTCTGCAGCGGGTAGCCGGCGTCCCAGGTCCCGACGGCCGGGGTGTGCACGGCCTCCGCCGCCCACGACGGCCAGCCCACGCCGGTCCGCACCCCCTCGACCGCGACGAAGGCGGTCGAGACGCCGTGGTTGGCCGAGACCAGGGTGATCGGGCCCAGGGTGACGGCGAGCGCGCCGTTCACCGCATGGGTCGCCGCCGCCGCGAGCGTGACCGCCCCCAGCGTCTTCGCCAGGTCGGCGCGCACGGTCGCCGAGGACGCGGCGGCCAGTCCGACCGCCCCCAGCGTCACGGACAGCGCGCCGCCGGTCTTGACCACGCCCGCCGCGGCCAGCGTCAACGGGCCGAGCGTGATCGCGGCGTCGGCGCTGCGGGCCACGACGCCGGCTGCGGCCAGCGTAACGCCGCCGAGCGTGATCGCGGCCGCCGCGTGCGTCACCACTGCGGAATCCGCCGACAGGGCGACCGGCCCGAGCGTCTTGTTCAGCGCCGCGCCGTCCGGAACCGTTCCGGTCGCGGCGAGCCCGACCGCGCCCAGCGTCTGGCTCAGGTCGGCGGTGCGGGTCGCCAGCGCCGTGTAGGTGATGACGATCAGCGCGCGCCCGCCGTCGCCGGCCAGCATGTTGGAGCCGCCGCCGCCGCCGCCGCCGCCGTAGTCGCCGCCGACGCCGCCGTTGCTCCCGTCGCCCAGGCCGCCGCCGCCGCCGGTGCCGACGCCGAGGTTCGTCCCCGACGCGATCGCGCCCGCCGTGGTGGCCGTGGTCGTCCACAGCGTCGCCGCCGTGGAGCCCGCGCCGCCGCCCCCCGCGCCGCCGGCCCCGGTGGCGCCGTTGGCCTTGCCGCCTGCCCCGCCGGTGCTGGAGACGGCGCCCGCCGCGCCGCCGGCGCTCGGACCGGCCGCCCCGCCGCCGCCGCCGCCGCCCGAGCCGCTGCGCGCCGCCCCCGCGCCGCCCGCGAACGTCGTGGACCCGACCATGGCGGTAGCGCTGCCGCCGCCGCGGGCCAGCGCCTTGACCGTCCCCGACGCGTCCTTGATCCAGGTGTCGGTCGGGGCGCCGCCGGCCGAGCCGAGGGTGTGGTCGCCCAGCTGGACGGTGATCGTCTGCCCCGGCGTGCCGAGGCTGACGTTGACCTCCTTGGCGTAGGAGCCGCCGTTGGAGCCTGCGCCGCCGAAGGTGGCGCCGCCGTTGGTGCCGCGCGCGCCCGCCCCGACGACCTCTACCGTGGTGGTCCCGTCGTTGGCGTAGTCGGCCGGCAGCGTGAAATTCACGCTGGCGCCCTTCGTGCCGATCGAGGCGAAGGTGATCGCGATGACGGCGGTGGGCATGGGCGCTCAGGTCAGGAGGGCGGACGAGCCGCCGGGGGTCAGGCTTCCGCCGGGAAAGCGGCCTCGATCCGGGCCTGCACGTCGGCCTCGATCCGGGCGATCTCGCCGTCGATGAAGCCTTTCACGCTGTTCAGACCGGCGATGCGCACCGACGCGTCTTCGTCGACGTGCTCGGAGAAGCTCCGGATCGCCGTCTCGAGGCGGGCCTTCTTTTCGGACAGGTTCACGGGCGGTCTCCTTACGGGTTCGGGGCGGTCAGCGTGAAGCTGTTGACCACGACGGTCTGGTTCTGGGCGATCGAGATGTTGTCCAGCGTCATGTCGCCGCCGCCGCCGGTGACGGTGATGGTGCCCTGGATCTCGGCGATGGTCTGCGAGGCGGTCGAGGTGGTGATCCGGAAGTAGCCGGCGTTGGTGCCCGCCCCCGCGGCGGCCAGGCCGGTCCCCGACCAGGTGCCGAGCAGCGCTTTCGATCCGGCGGCGGCGGCCGCCATCCAGTCCGACGGCAGGGCGAACTCGGCCAGCTTGGTGCCGGTGGCGGCGGTGGCCGGGGTGGCGGGCATGCCGCCAGACCAGATCTGCAGGCGGGCGCCCGCGCCGATCTGGGTCTCGATCGCGTCGAGCAGGGCGTTCCGGACGCCGGTCGACAGTTGCATGGCCATGACGGGCTCCTCGCGGTGGTCCGCTCAGAATTCGCCCGATTCGGCCCGAACGGCGCAGGTCAACCGAGATGTTCGCGGAAGGCGAAGGCGCTGCGCCCGGCCCCGAAGTCGTAGACCACGCCCGGCGGAACCCGTTCGTTGACCACCAGCGCGCACTCCCGCGCCCAGGTCGCCGGGTCGTCGAGATCCATCGCCCAGACGAACGGACGGCTCAGCCGCTTCTCCCGCTGGAAGTCCAGCGCCGTGGTCTCGAGCTCGCTCTGGTCGACCAGTTCGCGCGTGCCGGCGAACTGGCGCGGACTCCACGCCCGGGTGACGTGGGCCACCCCGTCGCCCGCATCGGAACTGACCGCCTGCGGGTCGAAGCCGACGGCGCGCGGCACGGCCACGTCCTGCCACTCGTACCAGCCGGACAGTTCCACCCCGCCGACCGCCCACGGCGTCCCGTCGGCGCGCGCGGCCAGGTCGAGCCGGCCCGACAACGCCGCCACCGCGGCGGGCAGGAAGATCGGCCGGACCGCGGGATAGCCGGAGACCGGCGCCGATCCGGCGGGCCAGGCGAGCACCGAGCCGGTGTCGTAGAGCAGTCCGGTCTGCGCCGCGTCCGAGTAGAGCCTGAGCTGCAGCGTCGCGCCGGCCGGGGCGTTGTGGTGGATCAGCCCGACGAACCGGATCGACCGGGCCGCGGGCAGCACGAACTTCAGCGACAGCGCGCCGGTGTCGGTCGCCGCCGCCGGACTGCGCGGCGAGGCGAGGTCGGCGAGGTTGCTCGGCGGAAAGAGCGGATCCGCAGTCCCGGACAGCACGCTCCACGTCGCCTGGTCCGCCCAGCTGGGAAAGCTCGCCCCCGACCGCATCGACCCGCCTCCTCGTTCAGCAGCGAGGCATAAACGGAGTCGTCAGCTCAGCGTGATGCTGATGTAGCCGTCGCCGCCGGGCACGGCGGGGCCGTTGACGGCGGAGTTCACGCCGGCCGCGATCCCCGCGGGCGGCGAGCCCGCCGGGGTCTGCCGGTTGCCCGCCGTGTTGGTGACGCCGGTCGCGCTGGCGTGCGTCCACGACGACCCGCCGCCGCCGGGCCAGGAATCGCCGCCGCCGCCGCCGCCGCCCCAGTAGCCGCCGCCGCCGCCGCCGCCGTCGTCGGTCGACAGCGTGGTCGGATCGCCGTTGGCGCTGCCGAAGCCGCCCGTCCGCTGCGCGCCGGGGAAGGCGACGATCGAGCGGCCCGTCTTGTTGGCGTTGCTCGTGTCCTTGGCGTCCCACCCGCCGGCCGCCTGACTCCCCCCGGTGCCGGAGGACGCCGGGAAAAACCCGGCTTGCCCCGTCGCGCCCCCGCCGGCCCCGGCCGAACCGGCGCCCCCGAGTCCGCCGGAACCGCCGCCGCCCGCGGCCACGGCCATCAGCACGTCGTTGATGTAGAAGCGCGACGAGCCGCCGCCGCCGCCCGACCCGCTGTCGCCCCTGCCGCCGGGGCCGCCGTCCGGCCAGCCGCCCGCGCCGCCGTTGGCGTTTCGCGCCGCCCCCTGTCCGCCGCCGCCGACCTCGAACTTCAGTACGTCGCCCGGCGACACGGGGAACGTCGCCTGCACATAGCCCCCGGCCCCCGACCACGCCCCGGAGGACCAGTTGCCGTTGCCGCCCGCGCCGCCCCACATGGTTACGGTGGCGCTCGTCTTTCCGGCCGGCACGAGCGCGGTCTGCGCCGCGCCGACGAAGGCGTAGTTCGGGACGACCGCCGGCGCCGCGGGCGGCGAGATTCCGAGGCCGAGCACCAGTTCGGCGGTCACCTCGTTGGAACCCGACAGCACGAACCCGGACTGCAGCACCCGGAACAGCAACCCGCCCGACAGGCCGTACTGGGGATGCTTCAGCTTCACCACGGAGCCCGGCGCGATCATGTCGCCCGCCCGGGGGACGAACCCGGCCTGATAGCCGCTGCGGGCCCCGCCGTAGAGCGTCAGCAGGCGCGTCGCCTCGGCCGCGGCGGCCGGACAGGTCAGGCCGTCGACGCCGACCGCGTACCCCGTGTCGATCGTCAGTTCCGGCGCGTCCGGCCACGGCCCGGTCAGCGTCGCGGGGTTCCACACCGTCAGGTCGGTCGCCGTCTCGGTGCGCCAGTCGGTCGCGAACTTGTCGCGCAGCCGCTGGACCGCGGCCCCCGCGAAGTCGGACTCGGCCATGACCGTGTAGTTACGGCCCCAGTTCACGTTCGCCCGGTACGGCGGCACGCCGTCGGGCAGGTAGGTCGGCCGCACCCGGGTCAGGCCGGTGAGCTTGCGCGACGTCGCCTTCAGCTTCGTGGCGGGGGTCAACTGCTCGAGCTCGATCACCGGCGACCCGCTCGGGGCCACCAGCTTGGCCATCGTCCACGTCTGGTTCAGCTGCAGCAGTTCGTAGCCCGAGAAGCCGCCCAGCACCTCGTCGAGCGCGTCGCGCCGGCTCGCATCCTCGAACCACCAGAACCCGGCCTCGCCCGCGTCCAGCGCGTCGGCCGCCACGAGCGCGGCGGCGTCCAGGTCGGCGTCGACGTTCCCGCACCGCTCCTTGCGGATCCGCTTCCAGATCTGGGCGTGGGTGCGGTCGGCCGCCGTGGCGCCTTCATAGACGTCACAGGTCAGGGCGAACTGCGGCGCCGAGCCGAGCCGGAAGAACGCGCCTTCCGCTCCGACGTAGGTGTCGTACTTGCCGGGCCCCGGGTCGTTGGCCTGCATGGAGGCCAGGCTCGCCCGCACCGTGCCGACGGTCAGCGCCGTGCCGCCGTCGCGGACGCAGTCCACCGTCGCGGCCTTGTCGGCCACCTGGTAGATCAGCAGGCTCTCGTTCACCCGCGGCGGGGTGATGTTCGACACCCGGCCGTAGAGCACCGGCTTCGCCCGTCCCTTCAGGTCGGCCAGCCCCTCGATCCCGGCCGGGCCGACGTTGCTCCCGGCGTACTTCGACGGCTGCAGCGGCACGTCCAGCGCCGCGCGCGGGTCGCGCAGCCGGAAGGTCAGGGTCCGGCCCTGCAGGTCGGCGACGGGCTGCTCGAGCACGCCCTGCTGGGTCAGCACCCGGGCCGACCAGTCCAGCGCGGGGACCCAGTAGAGCCTGGCGCTGCGGTTGCGCCACGACCAGTCGGCCAGCGCGTCCCACGGTCCGGGCTGGTCGACCGCGGCCGGGGCGTTGAGGATCGTCACCTCGCCCGCGTCGGCCGACATGGCGACCCGGCCGTCCTTGCCGACGTCGAGCTTCTGCGACGGGCTCGACCACTTCAGCAGCCCGGACGGGGCGTAGCTGTCGAGCAGGGCCACGCCCGCGCCCATGGCGAACCGCAGGGTCTTCAGGGCTCCGGCGGTGGTGTCGTAGCCGGTCAGTTCCGCGATCCACGCCATGTCAGGCCGCCACCTGGCCGCCGGCCAGCGCCGCCTGCGTCGTCGTCGCCGCCTGGGTGGCGTCGGCGAGGCTGGAGAAGCCCGCCTCGGTGGTCTGCACCACCGCCTGGGTCTGCTGCTGGATCGCCGCCCGCGCCGCCGCGACGGCGTCGACCACTTCCTTGAACGACATGTTGTGGGTGATGGCGTAGGCGAGCTCTTCGGCCAGGCTGTCCAGCTTCAGCAGCGCCGGGTCGTAACTCGGCGGCGGGGGCGGCGGCGACGACGCCGGCGCGCCGGGCGTGCCGCCCAGCGCGTGGATGATGTCGAGGTTGTCCTGGTGCAGGGCGTCGATCAGCTTCTGCACCTGGGTCTCCAGCGCGCCGATCAACGGGTCCTGCATCGGCTGGGTCGACAGCGCGTCGAGTTGGCCGAACACCTTGTCGAAGATGTCGGCGTAGCCCTGGCTGGAGCCGTAGTAGGCCCGCGCCGCGCCGAGATAGTCGTTCGACAGCCCGGAGATGTTCTGCAGCGCGCTCAGGTCGCCGCCCTGGGCCTTGGTCAGCGCGTCCTGGTACTTGCCCTGGGTTTCCGCCAGCAGCGCCGAGGGCGACAGCGGCGACAGGGCGCCGGTCTTCAGCCCGGCGACGTACTCGGCCAGTTGCTTCTGGGCGTCCTGCAGCTGCTTCAGCGACGCGGCCGCGCCGTCGGCGCCGGTGGCCAGCTGGGCCAGCGCGTCGGCGATCTCCGAGCTCTCCAGCGCCGACAGGGTGGAGTTGATCTCCGCCAGCTGCTCGGGGGTGTAGAAGCCCTGGTCGGCGTAGGCCTGGATCTGCTTGCGCCGGTCGACCTGCTGCTGCTGCAGGCTCTGCAGGGCGTACTGGGTCGGGTCGGTGTACTTCAGCAGCGCCAGCTTCAGGTCGCCCGGCACCTTCTGCGCCTGGATGAACTGGTCGAGCTTGTCGACGATGTCCTGGAAGCTCTTGTTGGCCGCGATCATCTGGTCGACCAGCGCCTTCTCGCGCGGGTCGTCGTAGTGGGCGTACTGCAGCATGGCCTTGCCCGCCGCCTCGATCGCCGCCTGCACGTCGCCGGTCTTCGACCGCACGTCCATGCCGTTGGCCAGCCGGATGTGGGTCGGGTCGCGCGAGCCGATGTCGATGCCCTTGATCACTCCGGCCGCGTCGATGCCGACCTTCTTCAGGGCGTCGAGCAGACCGCCGACGGCGGTGCCGATCTGGCCCGCGGCCGCGCGGGTCTGCTCGGTCGCCTTGTCGCCGACGATGGTGTAGCCGCCGGTGGCGTCGAACTTGGCGTAGGCGCCGTGGTTCGACTCCTTGCCGAGGATCGCCTTGCCGACGACGCGCGAGATCAGCGTGCCGACCGCCGCGCCTAGCGGGCCGCCGAAGTAGGTGCCGATCGCCGCCGCGGCCATGTCGAGCATCTGCTGCCCCTTGCCGCCGCCCTTGTTGGACCCGTGAATCCCGAACATGTCGGCGGCCTGCTGGCCCGCCTGCATCCCGGCGAACATGTTGCCCGCGAACTGGCCGACGGTCTGGCCGTCCGAGGCCCCTGGGACCTTGGAGTTCATCACCTTGCCGAACAGCTTGCCCAGCTTGTCGGCCCAGCCGCCCTGGCCGTCGCCCTCGCCCTTCACCGCCGCCTTCAGCTGCGCGACCAGCCGCTCGATGCCCTGGGTGACGACGTTGACCACGGCGTTCACGGCCACGTCGATCGGCTGCTTCATCAGCCCGTCGTAGACCGCCTTGCGCAACTGGCGCTCGAGGTTCTGCTTCAGGCTCTTGAAGTCGAGCCGGCCGGTTTCGATGAAGGCGCGGCGGATCTCGTCGGTGGTGGCGCGCACCACCTCGAGCGCCTGCTTCATCAGGACGATGTGGCGCAGGTCGGCGCGCACCTGGATCTCGGCCTGCTCCTGGGTGGCGCCCTTGTGGGCCAGCAGGTACTGCTGCACCAGTTCCTTGAAGCCGAGATCCTTTTCGTCGGCGGTCAGGCGCAGGTCGTCGGTCTCGGCCTGGATCGCGGCCAGCCGCTCGGCCAGCATGGACCGGTACTGCAGGTCGTTCTTGTAATCGACCGCCCGCGACGCGGTCATGCCGTTGTAGGCGTTGGCCAACGGCGAGTCGGCCTGCGCCCGGGCCGCGGCGGCCTGCTGCTTCTCCTTCTGCCGGTTGAACTCGGCCATCGCCTCGGCGCCGCGCAGCAGGGCGACGGTGTAGCGGCGCAGATCCTCGATCTCCCTGGCGTAGCCGACCGCCGCGTCCTGGGCGCGCTGCTGGTCCTTCATCGCCGCGGTCAGGCGGATCGTCGCCGCCTCCGCCGCGAGCTCGGCCTTGGCCTGGTCTTCCACGCCCTGCGCCGCCTTGGCCGAAACGCCGGTGGCCTTCTGGTAGGCGGCGGCGATCTCGTCGACCGAGTTCACCCCGAAGCGCTGGGCGATGGCCAGCGCCTTGGACGCCACCGCCGCGTCGGTCTCGGCCTTCTCCTGCGCCTGCACCATGCGGACGTAGCCGTCGATGGAGTTGTCGTTGGCGGCGTAGTAGGCCACCGCCTCGTCGGCGGCCCGGGCGCGCGCGTCGGCCTCCAGCTTCAGCGCCGCGGCGTTGTTCTGGGCGGCGCGCTGCGCCTTGGCCGAGGCGTCCAGCAGCTGCAGCCGGATCTGCAACTCCTCCTTGGCCCGGGCGAACGCCTCGGCGGTCCCGGCGTAGGCCGAGCCGTGGTTGGCGGGGAACTGCGCCGCGGCGGCGTCGCCCGCCTTCTGGATCTTGGCGGCGATCTCCGACAGCGGGTCGGAGTCGAGGTCGTCGACCTGCTTCTGCAGTCCCGCCACCTCGGCGCGCAGCCGGCCGATCGTGCGTTCCGCGCCGCCGCCGCCGTAGTCGGCCTTGTCGTACTTGTGGCGGATGTAGTCTTCCATCTGGCCTTGCCGCGCCAGCCGCTCCTGGTAGGCCGCCACCGACGCCGCGTCCTCCGGGTGCGCGGCCGCGAACCTACGCATCCGCTCGGTGCTGGCGTGGAGCTCGTCGATCTCCTTCTTGGCCAGCCGGGCCGACCCGCCCAGTTGCCGGATGTATTCGTCGTTGCCGGCCAGATCCTGCTTCTGCTGGGTGTTGGCCTGTTCGTCGGCGGCGGTGGCGTCCTCGCCCGCCTTGGTCTTGTACAGCGCCTCCAGCTTGTCGCGGGCGCGCTGCAGGATGCCCTGCTGGTTCGCGTCGAGCTTGCCGCGCTGCCGCGCGGCCTGCGCCTGGATGCTGTTGATCGTGTCCTCGGTGTCGCTGATCAGCGCGTCGGTGGTCTTCTCGCGGCCGATCTTCTTCATCGCCTCCCACAGGTCGCCGAAGGCCAGGGCGACGCCGTGCACCGCCTCCTCCAGCAGCCCCATGTCGTGGGTCTGGCTCTTGAGGAAGGTGTCGTAGTCCTTGGTCAGTTCGGTCAGCGCCTCCTGCTTGCGGCCCTGCTCCTCCAGCGCCTTGATCTGCAGGTACTGCGCCGCGGTCAGGCCGTGCAGCTCGAGCGCAGCCTTCGCCGGGGCGTCGGCCCACTTCAGCATCTCCTGCGCCGCCTTCTCGGCGCTCTGCCCGGTCAGCTCGCCGAAGCGCACCGCCGCGTCGCCCATGTAGACCAGCGCCTCGCCGTTGACCTTGCCCGAGGCCAGCAGCACGTCGAGCGCCTTGGTGATCTTGCCGAAGCCGGTGTCGGTGGTGCTGCGGATCTGCTCGCGCAGGTTCTCGAACCCGCCCGCCGAGATCCCGGCCCAGTGGTTGGTCACCGCCAGCATGTTGTTCAGGCGGGCGCTCTCCGCCGCGCCCTGGGCCGCCGCGAAGGCGAACGCGCCGAGCGCCACGGTCAGCAGGCCGACCGGGCTGAGCAGCAGGGCGACCATGGTCTCCAGCTTGCCCATGTACTGCAGCAACAGCGTCGCCGAGCCGGCCATGCGGGTGAAGTCGCCGCGCAGCGCCTCGCGCACCAGCACCAGGCTCTCGCGCACCTTGCTGGAGGAGCCGTGCACGGCGGCCCCCATGACCCCGGCCGCTCCCGCCGCGCGCGCCGCCGCCTTTTCCGCGGCCAGCGCCGCCGCCGCCTCCTCGCGCGCCGCCGCCGCCGCCTCGGCGCCGCGCTGCTTCCACATCCGCATCCGGAAGGCCAGGGTCTCGGCCGCGACCCGGTCTTCGGCCTTGGCCGCGGCGGCCGCGGACGCCGCCACCTCGCGGTCGGCCGCGATCGCCGCCGCCGCCGCCTGCCGGGTCATGGCCATGCGGAACCGCATCGTCGCTTCCGCCTCGGCCAGCGCCGCCCGCTCGGCCGCCGCCACCGCGGCCGCGGTCTGCGCCTCGGTCGCCGCCTCCTCCCGCGCCCGCTGCCGCGCCAACGCGACGCGCGCGCGAACCGTCGCCTCGGCTTCGGCCAGGGCCTGCTTGTCGGCCGCGGCCTGCGCCGCCGCCACCTCCCGGTCCGCGGCGATCTGTTCGGCGGCCTGCTGCCGGGTCATCGCCATGCGCAGGCGCAGCATCGACTCGGACTCGGCCAGTTCCGCCTTGTCCGTGGCGGCCCGCTCCGCCGCCACCGCCTTGTCGAGGGCGGCTTCATCGCGCGCGCGCTGACGCGCCATGCGCATCTGGAAGGCGGTGGTCCGCTCGGCCCCGCGCTGAGCCGCGTCCTCCGCCGTGCGGCGGAGCTTCATCAGGTCGTTTTCCGCGCGCATGGCGTCCTGGATGGCGCGGATCTGCTTGTCGGTGGTGGTGTCGCCGATCTGGCGGGCGAACGCCTCGCCCCGCATGCCCTGGTTGATGGTCTTCAGCGAGCGGGCCATGCGCGCGGCGCTGGCCTCGACCGAGGCGGCCGCGGTGTCGGCCTGCGCCTTCAGGCCGGTCAGGCTGGCGCCGAACTGGTCGACCAGGCCTTCCGACCGCGCCAGTTCGCTGACGTCGACCTTCAGACCGAGCGTGGGAAATTCAGACACGGTCGCCCCCTTGCAAAGCGCTCGGGGGCGACCTTAACGGATCAGGCCGATTCGGCGCGGAAGTTGGCGAGGTCGTCGGCGAAGCGCAGCGCGGCGTCGGCGATCCAGCGCGTCTCCTTCAGGCGGGCGAAGGAGATCAGGTCGCCCTCGGCCGGGACCTGTTCGCCCGGGGCCTCGCCGGAGAAGTTCTCCACCGCCGTCACCAGCCGGGCGAACTTGCGCGCCGGCTCGGCCTTGCCCGCCTCGACGGCCAGGCTGACCGGATCGCCGCGCAACTTCTTCGCCCCCTCGCGGATCATCTCGTCCAGCAGCTGCTGGTAGGCGTCCGACTGGGTCGAGCGCACCTTCAGCCGCACCGGGCGGCCGCCGACCAGCACCGGCGCGTCGCCGCCGGGCTCCTTCAGCGTCATCCACGCGCCCTGCTCGAGCTTGTCGAGCGACAGGAGCGCGGCGACGGCGTCAAACTTCATCATCTTTCGGGCCCTTCCGGGTCTGTTGCTGCGGCCGGCACCGGAGCCAGGTCCAGTCGAGCCGGATCAGCGTCTCCGCGTCGAATTCGTCGAGATCGAGCCGGTAGTTCTGGCTGAAGGCCAGGATCTCGCTGTGGGTCAGCCGGCCGTGGCCCATGCCGCCCTCCGTCGTGCCCCGGAGCTCGTCGTACCAGTCGAGCAGGTAGAGCAGGCGGTTCGTCGGCTCGGCCTTCGGTTTCGGCTTGCGGGGCCGGCGAGGTTTCCCGCCTGCGGCCTGGGCGGCCTCGGCGGCCCGCTGCGCCTTCCACTTCTCGAGGCGCTTGAGGTGATCGGAGACGGCGGACCCGCCCAGTTCGACCCGGTCGAGGAAGCGTTCCTCGGCCAGCCTGAACAGGTCCGCCCGTTCCTCGATCAGGCCGCGGCGGGGTTTCCCGCGGCGTCGCCGTAGTTGGCCTTGTCGGCGGCGTGCTCGGAGACCTGCTCGGCGATCCAGCGGGTGTTCGACGCGCGCGCGATCGCCTGCTTGTCGTCGTCGGACGGGGTCTGCAGCGCCTCGCCGCCGAAGTTCTCGAAATCGACGGCCAGCACCGAAAAGCTCTGCGGGAGGTCGTCGCGGATCCGCTTCAGCGCCAGTTCGAGGCGCTGCGCCTCGGACTTGACCCGGCGGTTGTCGGCGGCGCCGCGGCGCGCCTGCTGGTCGGTCAGGTTCTGGAACGCCTCCGACAGCACCGAGCGGACCCGGATGCGCAGCGGCTTGCTCCGGTCGGTCTTGCCGTCGACCTGCGCGAACAGCGGTTCGCCGTCGGTCGGGTCGCGAAGGTGGCACCAGGTCCCGGTCTCGATCAGATCGGGCTTCAGGATCTCGGCAACGGATCCGAGCTTCATGCGTTAACTCCCGTGGGTTTTCATCGCGGGGTTTGAAAAAGTGACGGCGGGCGACTGGAAACCCCACGCTAACAGCCGCCCGCCTTACGCCCTCGCCGCCCGAGCCGCGCGCCCCCGGAGAGGCCCGCGACTCAGGCGACATCGGGACCGTATCAGGCCGACCGGGTGATCGACATCACCGTGCCGCTCGCCGAGTCGTAGCGCGCCCGCCAGTTGATCTCCTGCAGCAGCACGCCGCGGTTCTGCAGCGAGCGGCCCATGCTCTCGTAGTAGGCGCCCGGGATGGTGAACTGCCGGAAGTTGGTCGCGCCGTTGTCGCCCGCCTTGAACACCAGCGGGATGGCGGCGAACGCCGACAGGCGGGCCGACTCCAGCGCGTCCTCGTACGGGACGGTGATCGAGCCGGACACGGTGACGGTGGACGGGATGTAGTCCCGCGCCGTGCGCTGGCCCAGGACGTACAGCGGGTCGATCTGCCGCTCGACGGTGATGCTGCCGGCGGTCACCGGCCGCGCCGAACCGCCGATCGTCACGGTGGCGTCGGCGAAGCCGAACGGGTCGACGTTCGGCGCCGGCGTGGTGGTGGTGGCCAGCGAGGTGACCGCGTCGAGCGATCCGGACTTGGCCATGACGCCGTAGGTGGCCGTCACCTTGGCGTCCTCGGCCGCCTGGAAGCCGAACTCGGCCCGACGGACGCAGCAGCCGGTGAACTGGTCGAACAGCGTCAGGTCGGTGGCGCCCCACTCGCCGGAGAAGCTGGACAGGACGTCCTTCAGCTTCAGCGTGTTGGCGGTGAAGACGTCGCCCGCCAGCAGTTCGAGCAGGACGTCGTGGGTGTCGTCCTGCATCTCGGTGACGATGTCGATGTCGTTCTTCTGCACGCCCTTGATGAAGCGGTCGATGAACGGGTGGGTGCGGATCTGGCCGGACTCGACCAGTCCGATCGCCTGGTCGCGCTTGGACGACACGACCGGGATCTCGATCATGGTGGGCGTCGCCGGCGTGGTGCCGAACGTGACCTCCTTGATCACCTTGATAGCCTGTTTGGAGCCGCGCGCCGCAGCCATGGCCTTATTCTCCTGAACGGCCCGCTACGGGCGGGCGATGATGCGGGGTTTCTTTTTCTTGGACGGCTCAGACCAGGCGGACGCTGAAGCCGGGGGCGTTGACCTGAACCAGGGCCGGGGCCAGCGCCTGCGCCTCCTCGGTCGACAGGCCGTGGATGATCACGTCCGTCGCGCCGAGCTTGTGGGCGAGGTCGACCGCGGCGAACACCGGGCTGGCCGGGCCGACGTTGAGCGCGCCGGGGTGCTCGGACAGGCCGGAGGTGCCGCCCTGTTCGAAGTCGCGGCCCAGGGTGTAGACCGGCGCGGCGCCGACGGCGCCGAAGTCGATCGCGGCGTCGAAGCGCAGGTAGACGTCGCCCTTCGGGTAGGTCGCCTTGACGTGCGGCGGCAGCGCCGACGGGTGGCGGTGGCCGTAGTCGCCCTCGGCGGCCGGGTCCTTGTCCAGGCGCGCGCGGGTCTGCGGCACGATCACCTTGCGGCCGTCGGCCAGGGTCGGCGGGTAGCTGGAGCCGGCGGCGACCAGCACCTTGGCGAAGGTGGTCTCGGCGGCGGGGCTCAGATCGACCAGCGGGGTCTCCGCGGTCTCGGTGGACTTCGTCTTCATCAGATTCCGATGCTCCAGATGATGCTCAGGGACTGGTACAGCCACCCCGGCGGCTCCAGCGGAGGGCCGAGGTTGATCTTGTCGACCTGGACCTTGACGGCGCCCGCCGCCAGGTCCGTGCCGAAGGGGTAGGCCGCGCGCACCACGGCGTTGAGGTCGTCGAGTTGGTCCTGGCTCTGCCCGAACCGGGCGAACAGGCCGACCGAGAAGATGCCGCGGGTCGAGACCCGGGCGCTCGGGCCCATGGTCTTCGGGGTCAGGTCGCTGGTGTGGAACGACGGGCGCGCGTAGACCGCCAGGCCCGCGTCGCTCCACGCCAGGCCCGGCCAGCGGATCTGACAGCCGGGCAGGGCGGCGTCGGCCTGGTAGCCCGCCGCGGCCATGGCCTGCGCCAGCTTCAGCTCGAACGCCTTGCGGATGGTCTTGTCGTCGGTCACCCGGCGCCTCCCGTCATCACGGTCAGCTTAGCTTTGTCCAACAGCGGCCCGGCCTCAAGCTCGGCGGTGATCTCCACCCACGGGCGCCGGCCGATGTGCTCGTGCCGCTCGAGGCCTTCGTGCACCCACCAGCCGTAGCCGACCCAGTTCCACAGGCACAGCACCGGCTCGAACTTCAGGGACTCGACGATCTTTCCCTTCATGTTCGCCACCGTGGCGTCGCCGCGCGGATCCTCGAGGTGGTGGACGCCCATCAGCGGCACGAACGCCGGGGCGTGCGGTCCGGCGTCCCAGCCCGCGCGCAGCCGGCCGGTGGCGACGTATTCGGTCAGCGGGTACTGGCCGGCGGTGTCGGCCTCCTGCGGGCCCGGCGTCTGCTTCACCAGCCGGGTGGCGATCGAGAAGGTCCATTCGCGCACCACCGCCCATTGCTGCGCCTTGTGCAGCTCGATCATCCTGCGCGTCTTGCGGGCGAATTCGGCGGCCGTGTCCCCGCTCATGTGCGCAGCTGCAGCTTCCAGCCGTTCTGCGCGCCGGCGAAGAAGCGCCGCGCGACATGGGCGACGACGTAGTCGGTCCCCGCCGCGCGCACGCCCCAGGTCTCCGGCACGACCTCGGCGGGCAGGTCGGCGGTCAGCAGGTAGAGGGTGGCGACGGCCTTGAAGCCCAGCCCCTCGGCGTCGACCTTGCACAGCGAGCCGGTCACCTCGGGCAGCGCGGCCGCGGCGTTCGGGTCGAAGTTCGCGCCCGGGCTGTAGGCCGCCGCCGCCGGGCGGAGAACCTGCACCGTGCACGGGTTGGCCTCGATCAGGGCGGCGATCGGATCCATCAGAACCCCGGCGGCGGGACGTTGGAGGGGTGGGTCGGGTCGACGCGCTGCGCCAGCACCTCCGACGCGGTCGCGCCGCCGACGAAGATGCCGCAGAAGTCCGCGCCGGAGAGCGCCGGCGTCGAGGCCGCTTCCCGCTTGGCCTGCGCCTCGAGCTGCACGGCCAGTTCGGCGAAACGCCGGGACGCCTGCGAATACTGCACGCCCTGGCCGTCGACGGTGGTGTCGACCTTGCGGGCGAATTTCATGGAGAGGTCGCGCGCGAGCTGAGCGGCGGTCGCCGTCTCGCCGCGGGTGGCCAGATAGGCCGTGATCGTCTCGTCCTGGACGAGGGCGGCGGCCGGGTCCGTGTCGCCGATCAGCTGGCGGACCCGGCTGACCGGATCACTCAGGTCCGCGTTGAACGTCACCGCCATCTTGCCCCTCCGGCCCTTGCTCAGCCGTAGAGGCGCCCGAATCGGCGCCCGGGGTCAATTCGTCGCCGTAATCGGCGTCCGACGAAACGTCGTCGGCCGTCTCGCCTTCCGTCCCGCCTTCGCCGGACGTCTGGCCTTCCGCTACGTCCTCGCCGGCGGTCTCCTCGACCGGGGCGGGCGGCGGCGGGACCTGCTTGGCCTGTTCCACCGCCGCGGCGGTGGCGTCGAGCCCGTCGAGGAACAGGTCGACTCGCTTCAGGCCGTTGATCTGCCCGCCCGGGTTCAGCCGGCCGCCCTGCGCGTCGTAGACGTCGTAGTGGCGGAAGTTGCCCTTGCGGGTCTCGACCAGGAAGCGGCCGCGGTGCGGCGTCGCCCCGGCCGGGAGCCCGGCGGCGGGCGAAGCCGGAGCGCCTTTCGGCAGCTCCAGCCCCATCGCCTTCAGGCCGTCGACGGTGAAGCCCCTCGGAACGCGCCCCTCGGGCAGGGCACGAAGACACGCGGCCAGGTTCTCTTGGGTGAGTTCCCCGATCATGCGCGCCTCGTACATCTGCCGCGCCCTTCGCTCCCCGAGCGCGAGCTGACGCCACGGGAAGGCGTCGCCCGGTCCGAACGAGCGGCCCGAAACCGAGGCGATCGGCTTCATGGCGATCATCTGGGCGCCGGTGTTGAAGGGGAGGAGAGCGTTCCGTTTCATGGCTTACACCGCGTTCGTCAGCAGGATGCCCAGGTTGACCGCCGTCACCTTGGGCACGGTGTACCAGCGCGATTCGACCCATTCAGCAGCCGGACGCTGGGTGACGTAGCGGGCGATGTAAAGGCCCTCGCTGTTCAGCTTTCCGCCGAACGGTTGCGGGGCCACGCCGCCGGAGTCCGCCGCGCCGGTCCAGCCGAAGCGGTAACCCGCCGACGGCACCTCGATCGACGGCGCGTCCGGGGCGTACCAGAGGAAGACGTTCTTGCCCCAGATGTCCTGGACGTTGGCCGCGGCGCCCTGGGCGGCGGTGTTCTGCACGCCTTCGGGGACCAGGATCTCGGTGTCCATCTCGAACAGCGCCGAGATCGACTGCTTGTTGATCTTGGCCGGCGCGCCGTTGGAGCCGGTGAACTTCACCCGGTCGATCAGGTCCGGGTGCTCGGTCAGCGCGTTCAGCACCGCCTCGCCCATCAGCATCCGGTTCGGCTTGAACCCGGTCAGCAGACGCATGGTCAGCTTCAGCTGCTTGATCAGCGCGATCGGGTCCGAGGCCGGGTCCGACCACTTGCGGAAGGTGGTGACGTTGTCCTCGCCGGCGGCGACGCCGTTCAGCTTCTGGCCCCAGACGGTGTTCAGGACCAGGGTGGCGATGTCGATCTCGAGCGAGAGGTGCGCCTGGAAGGTGACGAACTCGGTCTTCAGGTTGGCCAGACCGACGATGCCGCCGACCTGGGCGTTGTTCAGGTCGCGGTTGGTCCAGTTCGCCGACACGCCGTACTCGTCGACCGAGTAGGTGGCCTTCTGGAAGGCGAAGCCGCCGAGCGGGGGCGACTCGCCGTTGGCCAGCTTCTTGGCCTGCGGGCGGAGCCATTCGTCGCGCGGCAGCACGTTGTACTCGCCGAACTGCGCGCCGACGCCGATGGCGGGGAAGACCTGACGGCCGATGAACATGGTCTGCTTCGGCAGGAAGCTGATCGCCATGTTGGTGAGGCGCGGCGTGAAGTTCTGGGTCAGCGCGCGACCTTCGGGTTGAGGCATTGGAGCTCTCCGTGTCGGATGCCCTTGCGGGCGAAAAAAGGATCCGTGGGGTTTCGGAGGGCGCTACGCGGGGCTTAGCCGGCCAGCGAGCCGGGGGCCCAGATGAATTCGGCGATGCCGCCGGCGGCGCCCGCCTTGGTCACCTGACCGAAGAAGAAGGCGCCGGCGCCGACGGCCGGGATGCCCTTGCCGTTGGCGTCGGACATCACCTTGTCGCCCAGCGCCAGCGGGGTGGCGCCGACTTCGATCTCGTTCCCGGCGTTGCCGCTCTCGATGCGGGCCAGTTCGCCCGCGGCCGGGCTGTTGTACATGACGCCGACGCCGTGGGCGCCGTTGCCGCAGAGCACGGCGTTGCCGTTGTTCTTGACGGCGACGAAGCGGGCGACGGTGGCCGAGTAGTCGGCGTCCGCCGGCAGCGAGGTGATGCGATCCGGATTACGCATGATTGGTGTTCCCGATGATGTTGATCCGGCCCGGTCGCGGTCGCGCCGGGCCTGTGTTGACGCTTAGACGCCGGCGTCCGCGCGGATGTCGGCTTCCTCGGCGTCGGCCTTGGCGACCAGTTCCGCGTTCGCCGGGTCGGCGCAGACGGCGCCGAAGGCGATGGCGTAATCCTCGCCGTTCTTTTCGGCCCGCTCGCTCGCCATCTTCTCGAGGCGGGCGGTGGCCGAGCTCTCGTTCTTCAGCAGCGAGGCGTGGCCGACGGCGGCGGCGTTCATGCGGCACATCTCGGCGTGGGCCCGGAACACGGTCTCGATGGTCTCGCGCTCGTCCTGGCCGAGGCCCTGCGCCGCCTTCAGCACGGCGACGGTCTTCTCGACGCCGACGCCCAGGCCCTTGAACTCGGTCTCGGCGCGCTTCTGCAGCGACACGGTCTCGCCGGCCTTCTTCACCGCGGCGAGCTCGGCGGAGGTGTCGTCCAGCGACTTTTGCAGCGGGGCGACGGCGGCGTCGACCGCCGACTTGACGATGGCGGCGATGTCCTCGGCCTTCATCGTCTTTTCGCCGGTCTTTTCACCCTCCTTCGCCTTGCCGAAGCCGGACTTCTCGACCCAGGCGGCGACTTCGGTCTGGCGGTCGGTCTCGGACTTCTCGAGGTGGGCGTTGAGCGCCGACTCGTCGGTCAGGGTGTCGACGTAGGCCGCGGCGGCGCCGCCGGCCAGAAGGATGGACTTGAGCAGCTGAGCCTTCAGCATGTTCTGGTTCTCCGGTTGTTCCGACGGGGTGTCCGCGGATTTCTTGAGGAAGACTTTGGCGTGGGGATTCGAGCCGCGACGGACGAAGCTGACCTCCATCTCGCCCTTCGGATCGACGTCGAGGATGCGGCGCACGGCCTTCGGCATGACGGCTACTCCTTGATGGGCTCGACGAAGGCGTCGCAGCCGATGGACAGTTCGAAGTCGGACGCCTTGGCCACGTCCCAGACGTCGTCGTCGGCACAGTGGAAGCCGAGCAGGGCGCCCTCGAACTCGATCTTGCGCACCACCGCGGCCTCGGCCTTGGTCAGCGCCCCGGCGGCCTCCAGCGTGTCGGCGATGCCGGCCCAGATCTCGGGGCGGAACACCAGGCCCTCGACGATCTCGGATTTCTTCGCGCCGGCGTGGTCGAACTTGCCCGCCCGGGAGCCCTTGATGATCTCGTGGGTCAGGGTCAGCAGGGCGTCGGTGGTGATCTCGTCGCGGTGGCTGTCGACGACGTTCTCGCCGTTGATCTTCGACACGCTGGCCCAGCCGTAGACCATCCGCTCCTCGTCGCCGGAGCGCAGCACCCGCGAGATGTTCGGTTCCGGCGTCTGCGGCTGCTGGCCCCTGGTCAGGCGCTCGAGCAGGCCGTCGTGGTTGGCGAACAGCCGGTCGGCCGACTTCTGCAGCAGCGGCGCGCCCTGCCCCATCAGCAGCAGGGTCTGCCGGTCGATCGGGTCGATCCCCTTCAGCACCAGGTCCGGCTCGGCCGCGACGGCGGCGGCGGCGAGGTCGGGCCCGGCGGCGAACGCGGCGCCCTTCTCGATCACCGCCTTCGCGTCCGGCGCGAACGGGGCGAACACCTCCGGGCCGAAGATCATCGACGGCGGCATCGCCGCCAGCGCCTCGTCGGAGACCTCGAACCCCTTGGCGTCGTAGGACAGGGTGACGTGCGGCCGGTACTCCGGCCAGTCCGACACCGCGCCCTGGCCGAGGAAGAACCAGTTCCGGTCGGTCAGGCACCAGTCCCAGAACAGGAAGGTCAGCACCGACTCGTCCAGCCCGAGGAAGCCGATCCGCCCCTCGGTCGAGTAGACCTGGACGGTGTGGCTCTGCGGCTTGACCTTCACGTCGGTCCGCGAGGCGATCACCGTGACGTGCATGTCGGCGGCCGCCACCGGGTTGGGGACGCCGTACTTCTCCGCCCACTTCGCCCAGGCGTCGGCGTTGAGCACCGGCCGGCTGACGTACAGCCCCGAACGCTTGGCGATGCGGTCGAAGATCTTCATTTGACGCCCCCGCGGCGAATTCCGTTGATTCGGGAGTGTGCCTGAAGCGCGGCCGCTGTGAACATCACTCGGAGCGGACCCGCATCGGCTTGGCGCGCGGCGGCTTCGCGGCCGGGGGCGTCCCGGGCTGCGGCTCGACCGGTTTCGGCTTCGGCTTCTGGTCGGCCACGGCGCGGCGGGCCTGGCGCAGGCCGGCCTTGTCCAGCACCGCCTCCTTCAGCGCCGGATCCTCGGCGAACAGCGGCTCGGCGTCGGCCAGGCGCTGCACCAGCAGGCCGATCTGGTCGATGGTCTCGTCGGCGATGCGGCCCATCTCCAGCCGCGGCCGGTACTTCGCCGGCGAGGCGTTCATCAGCCACAGCAGGCGCAGCGCCTTGCGATTGTACTCGTCGGCGATCTTGCGGCCGAACCACTTCAGCGAGCGCAGCGCCAGCGTCGACTGGTCAGAGCTCAGGGCGTTGGAGCCGCCGGCGCGGTCGCCCAGGTGCAGGAACTGCATCAGCACGGTGCGGGCGGTGGCCCGGTCGTAGTCGCGCGCGGCGGTGCGCGCGTCGATCGAACGCTGCCCCGAGCTCGAGATGATCCGGAAGTCGTACTTGCGCACGTCGGACGGCTTGCCGTCGGCGTCCTCGAACACGTCGGAGGGCAGCACCAGACCGGCGGCCTGGTTGAAGCGCATCTTCTGCGCCGCCGCCTTCGCCGCCTCGATGCGGGCGCGGGCGCGGACCGCCGCCGGCGTCGGCCGGCCGTCCGCCCCCACCTTCTCCGCCTCCAGCAGCAGCTCCTCGGGGACGTCGAACACCGGCATCCCGCACATCTCGCGGTCGATGCCGACGGCCTCGGACTCCTGGATCCGCTGCTTCAGCGTCCAGACCCGGTAGGCGTTGCGCAGCAGGCTGCGGCCCCACGGGTTGTTCAGCACCGAACTGGTCCGGTAATGCAGCAGCTTCCACACCGGGATCTCGGCGCGGCCCCGGTACAGGGTCTGCTGGACCATGTGGGTCAGCTTGCCGTCCGGGCCGCTCATCCAGTCGGCGACGGTGTGCTGGTCGCGCAGGTACAGCCCCTCGTAGCCCCAGCGGCCGTCGGCGTACTTGCAGGTCTCGCCGTCGCGCTTGCGGAACACGATCTCGCACGGGGCGAAGCCGGCCCAGATCATGGTCAGCGCCTCCTCGACGTGCTCGCCCCAGGAGTGCTCCATGTCGTCGAGACAGGAGTCGGCGAAGTCGGCCCACTTCGTCGCCCTCTCGTAGTCCGGATGGTCCGGCCCGACCTCGCGGTCGTTGACGCAGGGAACGTGTTTCCATTCGATCTGCGCCAGGGTCGAGACGAACACCCACAGGATGGCCCCGATCGTCTCGTCGGTCTCGGCCATGCGCTGCAGGTTGCGCAGCCCGTTCCAGCCGTCGAGGTCGGGGACGAAGTAGAAGCCGTCGCGGCCGCGGCCGTGGGCGAAGTCGACCGCCTCGCCGAGTTCCAGTTCGGCCTGCGCCGTCGATACCTTGCTCATTCCTCGGCCCCGAAATCGTCGAAGGTGTAGATGCCGCTCACGGCTCCGCTGGAGCCAGAGCCGCCCTTCTTGCTGAGTCGCGTCAATCCCCAGACCGCCGCGTCGGCCCGGTCGAAGTCCTCGCCGGTCGGGTCGTAGCCGTCGTGCAGCGCGGTCATCTGGCGCTCGAGCTCGTAGAATCGGCCCGGCGCCTGGTCGTGCCCGACCTCGCCGACATGGCTGACCTTGCCCTGCTCGTAGGCGGCCGCCACCGGCTCGGCGCGGCGCTGCTTGCCGCGGGTGGCGCGCACCTTCACCACCTTCACGTCGACCCCGGCGCCGGCGCCGACCTGCTCGATCACCATGCGCACCATGTCGCCGCCCTGGTTCACCTCGGCGACGATCTCGTCGGCCTGGTAGTCGATGAAGGCCTGCACCGCGGCGCGCGCCCACTTCTCCGGGCCGCCCTTCACCGAACGGTCGGCCAGCACGAAGCGCTTTTCGCCCTTGCGGGCGCAGACCACGATCCCGGCGGCGTGCGCCGTGCCGGTGGCGGTCATGTTCGGGTCGACCCCGACCACCACCCGGTCGCAGCTGCGGGCGAAGTCGCGGGCGAACTGCTCCGGGTCGGCCCCGGCCGGGGTGCGGATGCGGTGCTTGTCCAGCGTCTCGGACAGGAACAGGGCGCCGTCCTCGTCGCCAAGCACTTCGGCGTACAGCTCCTGTTTACCGAGAGACGTTCCCTCGTAGGCGTCGCGCACCTTCTTGAGGTACTTCTTGGCCAGATTGTCAGAATTCTCGAACGTCGAGCCGCGCGTAATCATGATTCCTTCGTCTTTCTTGGCGTCTTCCAGGATCTTCTTCAGCCATCGGTGCGGCCGCGGCGTGGTGGTGTACAGCAGCTGCGGGTTGGTCCCGAGCCGCAGGCCGAACTCCATGTTGGAGATCGCCTTGGTCCGGGCCTCCGGCGGGAAGGCCATCGGCTCGTCGACCCAGGCCGCCTCGAACTGCGGGCCGCGCAGCGCCTCCGGGTCGGCCGCCGAATAGACGAACCCGACCGCGCCGTTCGGCCATTCCAGGTGGCCGCAGCCGACCGACGGGTAGAACTTCGGCCGCATCCACGACGGGCTGCAGGCCAGGATCCCGGACTCGCCCTCGATCATCACCTCGCGCACGTCGTCCTCGCCCTGACCCAGAAGGCAGACCCGGCCGACGCCGCGGTTCTCCACCAGGTCGCGGACCCACTCCGAGCCGGTGCGGCTCTTGCCGAAGCCGCGCCCGGCCAGGATCAGCCAGGTGTGCCAGTCGCCGTCCGGCGGCAGTTGCTTGTCGCGGGCCCAGATGCGCCAGTCCTTGGCGAACTCCTCGAGCTCGCGCGCCGACAGCGCGTCGAGGAAGGCGGCGCGGTGCGCCTTGTCGAGCGTCTTCCACCACTCGGCGGTGTAGCCCGCGGCCCACCACCTCGAATCCTCTCGGCGCATCAGAACTCCCGGGCGTCGCGGAACCACGGATCGACCGCGGGTCCGGGGCGGGGCGGCCGCGCCCGGTCGACGAAGTCCGGCGTGATCTCGGCCTGGTCCGCCCGGCCGAGCCGGTAGCCCAGCAGGGCGGCGACGCCGATCAGCAGCCAGACCCAGTCGCCCATGCGGCCCCCGGCCGGTTTCGGAAAACCCGCCGAAAGCTGGGCCGATTCGGCCGCGGGCACGAAAAAGCCCCGCCGGACGGGGTGGGGTCCGACGGGGCTTTCCCGGTTACTCTCGCGTCCGCCTACGGGGACGGGGGGGTCTGGCCGCAGGCGGCGTCAGGGTCGGCGATTCCCTCGACCTGGTCGAGCGGCACGAAAACCGAGCCGCGCAGGTAGCCGCGCCAGTCGCCGCACGGGAACACCAGCGCCTCGACCAGGCCGAAGCCGGCGCGGCCGTCGGTCGGGGTCCAGGTCTGGCCCTGCGACCCGACCCGCGGCGCGATCGGGAAGCGGGCGATCTTGGCGCAGGCCGGGCAGCGGATCGACAACTGCTGGTCCGAACGGTGGCCGGTGCGCCGCGCCGCGCCCGGCGCGCCGCCGCCCTTCTTGAAGAAGCCGTCGACCAGGCGGAACTGGACGGGGTTCATCGCGGCAGGTCCCACGCCGAGATGTCGTAGAACGGCGCGATCGCACGCTTGGCGGTGACGATGACCTCTTGGAAATCCCGGCGGTCCTGCGGCTCCGGGATCAGGCCGGGCAGGCGGCAGATCATGGTCGAGCCCAGCATGGCGGCGCGGGTCGAGGACTCCGGCGGCGACCAGGCCCGCAGCGGCTCGTACCAGGGGCCGGGGCAGCGGTGAAGTTCCGCCATCACCGCAGCACCCAAAGCAGGATCGCCGTCCACAGCGCCTTGCAGGCGAGGTGCAGGAGCTGGTCTCGGTTGAACGAGCCCTCGCCGATGCCGCCCAGCCGCCCGGTGCATTTCAGGTGGTCGATCGTAGCGTGGAACCCGGCCTCGGCGACACCGAAGACCAGACCGAGTCGCACGGCCGCGCGCGGATCCATACCGCCCAGGGCGAGGAAGACGGCGACCACCGCCCATGCGGCCGCGCCGTGGATCGCGGCGTGGCTGGCGAGGATGGTTCGCCACGGCACGCCCGGGATCGGGGCCGATGCGTTCTTGGCGCGGGCGAGGAAGTCTCCTTGGCCGGGGTAGTCGGCGACGAGGTGGGCCACCACGAAGGCGGCGAACAGGGGAACGGCGTCGACCATGCTCACGCCGCCTCGGTCAGGATGCGGAGCGCGTCGCGCAGGTCGGCGTAGTGGACGCGGGCCTCGCCGCCCTTCGCCTGCTCGAGGTCGTCGCGCAGCCGGGCCAGCAGCACGGCCGACGGCCTCGGCGCCGGCTCCTTTTCGCCGCGCAGGTAGGACTCGAACCGGGCCGCCAAGCTGATCACGGCGCCGGCGTCCAATTCGGCCCCCAGCACCGCCAGCTCGAGCGCGCGGTCGCGCAGCTCGGCGTCGCGATCCTCGTCGTGAGCGCCGGTCTCCTCCTCGAGGACCTGGTGGGCCTCGGCGATGTCGGCGCAGGGCAGGACGAAGGCCGGGTCGAGCCGGGCGCGGTACGCCGCCGGCAGGTTTTCGTTCAGGCCCATCGGCACGCCTTCGACCTCTGGGAACTCGGCCTGCGGCTGGTGGTGCGCCTCGAACCACGCCGGGCCGACGAAGCGGATCCGGTCGCCGTCCAGCAGCAGGTAGTCGCCGGACTGCGGAACGATCTCGGTCAGCATGTCGGCTGTCACCGGCACGCGGACGCCGCCGTCCAGCACCACGGCGAACAGCGCCGGGCCGTCGTACTCGAGGCGGGTGACGCGGGCGGCGCGCACCGGGATGACCCGGTCGTAGAGCGGAAGGGTGTCGAGTTCGGCCATGGGGGCCTCCTGTGCGTGGGAGGCCCAGCGGTACGGCGATTCGCGCGTCTACACCGACCGGGGGTAGATCGCCCGCCGCACGACCTGCAGCATCTCGCGGCGGATCCGCAGTTCCGGCACGCCGCCGCGGGCGACGACGATCTCCTCGAGGCCGCTGTGGAAAACCACGTCGCCGGGCATGTCGTCGTCGACCACCATCCACAGCACATGCGGCGCGCCGATCGGGCAGACCAGGTCGCCGAGCGCGAGGCGGGAGTAGGCGATCACCCGAGCGCCCATTTGATCAGACCCGCGACGCCGAACAGAACCAGGCCGAGGCCGAGGCCGAACCCGAAGGCGACCCCGGCCCAGAACATCAGCCGAACGCCCGCTTCAGCAGGTCGTCGGCGGCCTCGCCGTAGTCGGGGCCGAGGTCCGCCTCAACGGTCGGGGCCGGTTTTCCGGGCGCGGCGGCCGCCGGGGCCGGCAGGCCCCGCTCCATCAGGCGCGCGGTCAGGTCGGCGAGGCCGGCCGTGGCTTGCGGGTTCTCAGGGCTCGGCCGGCCGGGCCGCCCCTTGGTCTCGGCGGGCGCGCCCTCGGTCGCCTGCAGACGCGACGTCTCGCGGTCGACGATCTTCCAGCGCAGGTCGGCGGCCTTGGTCATCATGGCGGCGTCGTTGGTGCAGCGCGCCTGCCGCCACATCTGGTTGGCCATCCACTTGATCTCGCCGAACAGCGGATCCTTCTCGAGCTCGGCCTTCTCGTCCTGCAAGTCCTTCATCCTCGCCTGGAACTCGGCGGTCCGTTCGATGCGGATCCGGTACTGGCCGGAGCCGCCGTCGTCACGGTAGCCGGCGTGCCGCCAGGCGTCGGCCCGGGTGACGCCGTCGGCCATCAGCAGGGCGAACAGCTCGATCCGGGGGTTCTGGATCGCCCCGTCGGCGAGCCGCACCACCTTGGTTTCGAACAGTTCCTTGGCCGCCTTGCCCGCCATGAGGGCCAAGCTGCGCCGATTCGGGAAGCGCCGCGCCCCGGAGCCGTATCGCTCCGGGGTCGTCGTGTCGCTTCGCTTCAGGAATCTCGGTTCGGAACGGACCGGCTCTCGCTCGCCCCAGATCGCCGGTCCATCCCTTCCGCCGCGTCGCCGCGACGGCGTTTATCCGGAGGCCAGGCCTACTCCGCGCTGCAGTCGCGGGATCTTCGGCGCCCTGTCGGTTGGTGAACCGCCCGACATGGTGGCGAGCCACGGATGGGATGCCGGGACGCTGGGTGAGTCGGCCGCGACGGTCAAGCGTCCGGCCGCGCCTCGTCAAAGGCCGCGCCCGGCGACTCGAACGCCGGGGCCCGCGGCCGCCAGGTGTAGGTGACGGTCCATTCGTCGCCGCGGCGGTGGACGCCGGCCTCCACCGCATAGTCCGCGCCCGCGCGCAGGCCGTGGTGATAGACCGCGTTCAGGCCGCGCGAACAGGCCCGCTCGACCTGCAGGCCGCGCGCCTCGCGCCCGGTCTCGATCCGCTCGTTCCAACTGCAGCCGCTTCTCATGGCGGCTATCCTACGCCGCCGCGGCGCGGCCCGCGTCATTCATCCGCAGGACGGGCTCTATCACCGGCACGCCCGCGGCGCGGGCCTTGGCCAGCATGTCGGCGGTGCCGCGGCCGCCGGGGAAGCCGACCACCAGGTCCGGCGCGCCCTCGCGCAGCATCTTCGTGTTGCGGATCGGCCCGGCCGCGGGTCCGGCGCTCCAGTCGGCGCGGAACTCGCGCTCCGGCACGCCGCGCCACTCCGCCCACTTCTTCGCCATCCAGTCGGCCCCGGTCCCGCCGCCCTGCACCACCAGCGAAAAGCCGTACAGCCGGTGCAGCAGATCGAGGCTGCGCACCAGGAACACCTTGTCGGCGAAGTCGCGGCCGCCGCAGACGAGGACGCGGGTCACCGCGGAAAGCGGACCGGGGTCGATAACTCGCCGAACATGGCCTTCAGGCGTTCGGTGCGGTCGCGCTCGCACGTCCGGCACTCCGGGATCGTCTTTCCACGGCCCAGGTCGCGCATCTGAAGGGTTTCGCCGTGCGTTTCGCACTTTTTCATCGAGGGGTCTCCCGTGCGGCACAGGCGTAGCAGACATGAAAAAGGCCGGCGAGACGCGCCCGCCGGCCTCGAATGACCCTCGGTTCGACCTAGATCAGCAGGCGAAGCCCGGCGTGAAGCCGCGGCTGTAGCCCGCCATGCTGTCGAGCTCGTCGTCCAGGCGCTGCAGGCGCCGTTCGACGAAGGCGCGCGCCGCGATCAGGCCGATCGCCAGCACCGCCACGACCAGGACCGCCACGATCTGAGCCGCGATGATCTCGGTGTTCGGATCGGCGGTGAAGGCGAAGACGATGTCGACCGCCTCGCGGGCCCAGGCGACGCCGGCGACGAAGGAAGCGCTGATGAGGGCGATGGCGCACAGCGCCCAGCCCAGGAATGATCTGACCATTACCGATCCCCCTGTGAGGTTGTGCGGCGGGAATCGCCGCGTGCGAGACCGACGGTATCAGTCCGGCGCAGCCGGTCGAGCCTAGTGGCGCGGGCCGGCCGCGTAGCTCGCCTCGAAGTGCGCGAACTCCGGCGAGTCCAGCCGCACCGACACCACCGTCAGGCGGTCGAAGTCCGGCTCGGCCAGGCCCTGCGCCGCGAACACCTCGCGCAGCGTCCGCTGCATCGCCGCATCCGGCCGGAACGCCGCGGCGTGGCGCGCGCACAGGCGCAGGCCCAGGATCATCTCCGCCGGCCGGTGGTGCTCGAGCGACCATCCCCGCGCCGGAACCCGCATCTTCGGTGCGAACTTCGCCGCCTCGCGGCACCCCTCACGCTGGCACATGCCCGATCTCCCCTGTGTCGGGCCCGGCTATCACGTCACGCCGCAGGCGTCGAATTTTCGGGAGTGGAGCGGGGCGGCGCTAAGCCCGAAGGCTTCGACCCTGCGGCGCACCACAGGGCCGTGGCGACGGCCGCCCCGGGACCGGATAGCAGAGAACCGCGCAGCGGTCGAATTTTGGAAAATACTGCGGGCCGGGCGCTACTCCGGCTGGCGAAACGGCCTCTTACTACGCCGCTTCTCGGGGCTAGCACCCTATCGCCTGGGTCATGGCGTCAGACCGTGCGCGTCTGCTTTCCGCGCCGCCGCAGCACCGACCTGATAGCAGAGCGCGCGCAGCGCGTCGACGCGCGTAAACCTCGAGCGCCGAATCCGGAAATCCGGCCGCCCGATCTGGAAACCGCGCCGATTTATCTGGAAACCGGCCCGGCCTATCTGAAAACGGCGCGCTCGGACCGGATCTCGAGGCGCGCAGCGCCCGCGGCGAATTTCCCGCTGCAGGCGCGCCACGCCGCCGGCCGCCCAGGGCTTTCCGGTGACGCAGCCGCCACGGTGCAGGACTACCTCCGACAGCCGCGCAGCGGCTTCGCGATTTTTCCGGGTCTGGGACGCCGTACAACCCCCGCACCCCCGCAATCCTCGGCCTGACTTCTGAAAGACATGGGGAAAAGTGGATAAAATAGAGAGGGGGGTCAACTCGACCCGGGGGTCGGGGGTGCCCCTTGTTTTCTATCGTTTCCCGCAATCAGCGCCTATAGTTCCGTTGTGTCCCGTCATATGGGACAGCCTAACTGGCCTGCTAGGCCGGGGTTCAACCGTGCGCCGTGAGGGGCGCCACACAGGAGCTGAGACCATGTACGCCGAACGGCCCGAGACTGAAACCCGCATCGCCCGCAAGCTGCTTCAGGATGCGCTCGCCGCCGGCTATGCCGTGTCGGTCCATGACAGCGAAGAATGGGCTATCTCGCGATCAACGGACGAAGCGGCGATATGGGACGTCATGGGCGAGACCGACGTGGACTCCCTGCGGTTCCGCAAGGGCGGCGACTACGCCGGGTTCGTCACGCTGATCTGGGGCAACGACACAGACCTTATCTCAGACCACACCGATAACGACGCTATGGCGTCGCTTGTCGCCGGGGCTATGGCGCTCGCCGATAGCATTGCTGCCGAACGCCTCCGCTGAGGGCGCGCCGGCCAAGGCCTGCGCCGCGCGCGTAGGCCTTCACCGGGCGCCTTCGCCCTCCACCGCTGAACACAGGAGTCCCTATGAAGCTCGCCCGCGTCGCCGTTCCCGCCCTTCTCGCGCTCGGATGCGCCCTCGGATGCGCCCTTGTGCTCTACGCCTTCCCGTCGATTCAGCCGGTCGGCGCCATGACGCAGGAACAGGCCGAAATGTTCGCCGCTGCGCTCGCCGCGGGGTTCGGGCTGTTCGCTGTCGTGTTCGGCGCCGTCGCTCTTTATGAGGCCTGAACCGTGGCGCACCTCGCCCTTTCCCTCGCCTGCGCCGCGCTCGTTATCGTGCTCGCGGTCGCCACGTTCCGCACCGCGCTCGACGCCTGCGCCCTCGCCTTCAAGCGCTGAGCCCCGCACACATGAACCTTTCGGCGCGGCGCGTTCCTGACCCCAGGGCGCGCCGGATCGAAGCGTTCAGGCTTCCGGCGCCGTGAGGGGCGCCGCCACACAGAGGAATGAGACCATGAGCACGCACGTTTGCGAAGAACACGCCCCCGGCGTCCACTGTGGCCACGCGGAGTTTGAAGGCGTGCACGTCGCCGCGTTCGAGATTGCCGGCCGCATCCGCGTTCAGGCTTGGGGCGGGGCGTTCGGCAAGCGCGACGGCGCGGACGCCTACCGCGAACACTTCGACCGCGCCTTGCTCGAACCAGTGTGGAGCGATCCGAAGATCGGGCCGGCCGAAACCCTGCGCCGCTACGCTGGGGGGATCGCGGTCCAGTGCGCCCGCTTTCCCGAGCGCATGAAAGCGGCGGCTCAGCGCTACGCCTGACGAAACTCGCCGCGAGGATTGACGGAAACCGCGACGCCTGACAGACTTACCGTCGTCAATTCGGCAAAACCCGGCGCTGTGAGGAGCGCCGCACACAGGAAACGCCACCATGACCCACGACAAGGCTCAAGCCGCCCTCGACCGCGCCCGGCGCGACTACGCGCACGCCACGCGCGCCCTGTTCGACGCGCCTTCCGACGCCGCCCGGCGACGCCACGCGCGCCGCTGTCAAGTCGCCGCGCGCCGGATCGAGGAAGCCGCCGGCGACGTCCGCCGGCTCGCGTGGACCCTCGAAAACGAGCGCCGGGACGCCGCCTGACGACGGCTCTTGACGAAAAACGGGTCTAAACCCGGGAAAATCGGAGACAACCCTCAAATCCTCGCCACGACTTGCTGCAAAAACCGCCCCGAAAATCGAAGGGCGAAACATTCGGTGAAACGGCGCCAACCCTTCATTCTTCACGTTTTCCGGGTTCAAGCGTCGAAACGTGTTCCGAGGATTGCGGGTGTGGTTGTGGGTGTATGGGTAGGCTTAGGGGAGTTGGTGGGGTTGGCCGAGGCCTGCGCCCGGCGTTCCGCAGCTCGGATCCGGCGACGGGCCGGCCGGAGCGGAGCGAGGCGGGGCTGAGACTGACCCCAGGGCCGGCGATCCGGACCTAGCGACACAGGGCGGCGACCATCGCCGCAAAATCGGGCGCCTCCGGCGCCACAGGAAAGGTTGAGACCATGAGCTGTAGCAGCAACGGAACCCCTGAGAATGTGCCGGCGCCGGCCGCGCCTCCGGAGCGGGTTCGCATCCTCGCCGGATCGTTCGCCGGGAGCGTCGGGACGGTCGTTAAACAGGAGGGAGGCCTTGTAACGGTCGCGCTTCCCGGTGACCCGGGCGTTCATGTGACCGTGGCGCGCGTCGAGCCGGTTCCGGCGTTCGCCTTCAACATCAACGGGAACGGCTTCAAGGGCGGCCGCGTGCCGGCGGTCGAGGCCGGACTCGTGGGGGTGTGGCGCGACGGCAAGCCGTGGACGCCGGACCGCGCCGCGGTGCGCGCGCTTCTGCCGGCGGCGTGGCGCGCCGCGTTCGACCGATCCGGCGCATTTTGGTTCGACAAGAGCGATCCGACGCGCCCGGCCTATTTGCACCTTCGCGACACCCGCGGCCGGCGCCGTACGACGATCTACGCCAACGCGACGGACGCCTGAGCGGCGCCCCCAGGCACACAGGACGGCGCCGCGCGCGCCACAGACACAGGAGAGGGGCGATGAAAACGTTCACGGTGGAGCGCCGCTCGGGCGGGATGTGGAGCATAACCGACGCGGCGGAGATAACCCCGAGCCGCGCGACCGCGACCCGTTGGGCGCAACTGGCCAACGCGGAAGAACGGACGGCGGAACGGCGGCGCCGGGCGCGCTCGGGCGGTGCGGCGTGACCGTCGATTGGAGCGCCCTGACCACGGCGCAGGCGCGCCGGCTGCGGGTTCAGGCGCGGCGGCTCGAACGCGAGACCGGCGCCCGGTTCGAGCGCGGCGACGCGACGGAGGCCGAATTCATCGCCGCCGTCGAGGCCGAGGAGAACCTTACCGTTTTCATCGTCTGCGGCCTCAAGCCCGGCGAGCATTAAGGAGCAACCGCCATGCAACACGACACCGGAACCCCGAGCGTTCCCTACGGAACGACGCACCTCGAAATTGGCGGCTGTCGCGAGACGCCGGAAGGCGTCTGCGGCGGCGTGCCGGCCGGCGAGGCGGAATTCTTCACCGTCTACGCCCGGACCGGCGACGGACCGGCGCAGGCGTTGAGCGATCACGCCACGCTAGACGCGGCGCGCGCGGCGGCCGGCCGGCTGGCGCGGACTGCCGGCCTTAACGTGGTCGATTACCGCTTGGCGCAGTAGGGCGCGCCGCGCGAGCTGCCCCTTCGCGGGGCGGCTGTCGCGGGCGCCTCGCGCGCTCGGCCTTTCACACACAGGACAACCGACCATGAACCGAAACGCCCTCATGAGCCTTGAGGAAAAAGCCGTCGCCGTTCTCGCGGCGACCGCCGCCGCCCTTCGCCGGCACGTCGAACACGCGGGCGGCGGCGCCTCCGACGCGAACACGCTCGAATTGGCGGGCGCCGTGATCGCGGAAGCCGGCGCCCGGTACGGCGCGGGCTACGGCTCGCCGGACTTCCCGGGCCTGACGCTGGAACACATCCACGCGACGCCCGACGCCGGCCGATCTGTGCGCCTCGAGTCCGCGGTTCTTGCCGCCCTGGCCTATGAGGCCGAGGCGTTCGACGGCGACGAACCGGTGAACGGCGCCGATTTGGTCGACTGGTTCGCCGACTGGCGCGCCGACGCGAAAGCCGCGCTTGAGGGTGCGCCCGCCCCGGCCGAGACCGGCGGCACGGTTCGACTCGTCCCGACGTGGCGCGGCGTCCTGCCGGCGCTCCTCGCCGTGTTGCAGGACGGAAGCGACAAGGGCCGCGAGCTGGCGCGCCTCGAACTGGCGCGCATGGCCCGCGCCGCCGACATGCACAACGCCGCGAACGCCGGCGCCCCGGCCGACTACAGCGACGCGCCCGCGCGCGGCGCCTGACCCGAACAGAGGAGAACCGGCAATGCCTGAATTCCAACTCGACACGTCCGGCGGCGTCTTCACGCCCGGAAGCGCGCTATTCGACCAGACCACGCGCCACGCGTTGAAGACGTGGGCCGACCTCGACGCCTTCACGCAAGGTTATATCGAGGCGCTGTTTTTCACCGAAGGCGACGAACTGACCACGGCGAAGCGCGAACGCGAAACGGGCGCGCCAGAGCCGGAGGACGAAAGCGACGAAAGCCGCGCCGCGTTCCGCGCGCTCTACACGCCCGGCTTTTCCGACCTCGCCCCGGAAGCGCTCGCCCGCATCGTGGCGGACTGCGCCGCGTTCAAGGCCTCCGACGCTTGGACGCTCGCCGAAGCGGCCGAAAGCGCCGGCGACCCGATACCCGACGACACACAGGCCGGCCGCGATTTTTGGTACACCCGCAACGGCCACGGCTGCGGATTTTGGGGCGGCGACTGGCCCGAACCCTACGCGACCCGACTCACGGAAGCCGCCGAGGCGTGCGGCCCGGTCGACGCCTACCTAGGCGACGACGGCCGAGTCCACCTCACGGGCGAGGCCTGAGCATGGCAAAACCGCTTTCCGTCACTATCGAAGCCGTCAACCCCGGCGAGCGCACCACGAAAGGCCGCGCCGTGTTCTCGGACGGCAAGAGCTACACGTTCCTTGCCGCGTCGGGTTGTTTATACCTGTACGGCGCCAGTCGACAGGTCCGGAGCGCGGCGCGCGAGTCCCTAGTTTCAACCGCCCTGCGCTTGGCCGGGTTCGCGCATGGGTAAGCGCTACAGCGTCGGCGCCGCCAAGGCGTCCAACCTGCGCGAGGCGTTCGCCCTGGCCCGCGCCGCGCCCGGCGCGGTGGAGGTGCGGACCCGGCGCGGCGTGCTGGCGCGGTTTCGCGACGGCGTTCCGACCGCGGAGTTTTCGCACCTCGCAACGTATGGCGAGAATTTCGAAAAAGGCGCTTGAACCGCGCAAAAATCGGAATTAGTCTCGCAATCAATCCGGCGGGTGAGGCCGCC